TGGACTGGTATAGATAGTTTGCCACGTCCTTATGACTATTACAAGAGAAAGTTGTATGCAGATTGAATCTATTGTTATTGTTGGAGGTGGTAGCAGTGGTTGGATGTCTGCTGCACTATTATCCAAATCATTTCCTGATATTGAAATTGCATTGATTGAATCTCCTCACACAAAACCAATTGGTGTTGGAGAATCTACACTAGGTCACTTCAATCGATTCCTCAGACGTATGGAATTGGAAGATAAAGATTGGATGCCACGTTGTAATGCAACATATAAAACATCCATTGCATTTAAGAATTTTAGGGACGGTAAAGGAGAGAGATTTCAGTATCCATTTGGTGGACTAGAAGAGACACCAATTGAATACTATGAGTTGCAATGTCAGTATGGTCAGGAAGAGTATCCACCTGAAGAGTTTGCAAACTTTGTCAATACCAACACATATCTTGCAGATAGATGTAAGGTTGTAGAGGAGATACCAGGGTCAAACTTTAACTTTAAGGATGATACTGCATATCATTTAGATGCTGATTTGTTTGGGCAATATCTAAGAGATGAGCATTGTATTCCTAACGGTGTTGTACATCTCAAGGGTGACATTGAGAATGTAGTTAAGAGACCTGATGGGTCTGTTGAGTCTATTATTACCAGTGATGGTGGTATTCTCAGTGCTGATCTATTCATTGATTGCACAGGGTTTAAGTCACTGTTACTTGAGCAACATATGGGATCGGAGTTTATCCCATTCAATGATTATCTGTTTAATGATAGAGCACTAGCAACAGTGGTGCCTTATATCAATAGACATGATGATATGGAGACATATACTGACTGTGTTGCGATGAATGCTGGGTGGGTTTGGAATATCCCACTGTGGCATCGTATTGGCACAGGATATGTTTACAGCAGCAAATATATCTCAGATGAAGAAGCAGAGCGTGAGTATCGTGAGTGGTTAAGTGACAGATATTCGCCCGAAATTGCCCAAACTGCCCATTTACGCCCGATACGAATCAGGCATGGTAAGAGAAAAGAAGCGTGGGTCAAGAATGTTATCGGTATTGGATTGTCATATGGTTTCTTAGAACCTCTGGAATCTACTGGTCTGATGACTACACACGAGAATCTAATCTACCTCGTGGATACTATTGCTAGACGTGATAGATATGTTGGTAGATGGGATATCAACGCATACAATGTGAAGGTGAATAATACTATTGAAGTGATGAAGAATTTCGTATCACTTCACTATGCAATCAGCATGAGATCTGATAACAAATACTGGATGGATTGCACTAACAACATTGTATTTGAGATTGATCCTAACTCTTCAGATTCAACCAAGTCTGCCATGAGTGGCGTTATTGCACTCATGACAAAACCTGAAGATGCATACTTCAACCCAGTGGATCTTGATGGTCTATTGTATATTGTATCTGGTCTTGGATTCAGACCTATCACTGAGGATCTCTACAAGGAGAAACTAAAAGAAAATCCTGACAGGGAAAGTATAGTTATCCGTAAGCATGAAGAGTATCAGCAAAAGAAACAATCTGTGCTAGAATGGGTTGACCAGCAACCATCACATTATCAATACTTGTTGGAGAATATCTATGGGACTGATGAATATGTTCACGAAGAAAAAGAAGTGGATTAGATTCTACTCCGTAGATCCTGGTGTTGCTACACTTCACCCATTATATCCTGCACGAAAGTTACAGCGTAAGTGGAGGACTGATGCACTTAAGGACATGAATACTTCTGAGCGTAGATGTCCATACCTGAAACTTAAGAATGCTTGGACACGAGCATCTAATGAATTGCGAGGTATTCAAGGTGATGTGCCAGCAAATGTTGCACATGCAGTGACATGTCCAGCAATTGCAAATATCATGGATTCAGGTTACATTCTGCCATGTCCTGGTGATATTATGATCAGGACTGATGGTAGTGGTGTAAACTTTGAATGGATGTCTCAAGTATTATTTGGACCCGCAAAAAGGTTTGTTAAGGCACATGCACCAGAGCAAACTGAAGGTTTCAGACAACTTGTGGATCAACAAAAAGATGTGCTTGATTGGACTATCAAATTAGAATTACCTTGGCGGGTGCAAGCACATCCAGATATTGTATTCATTCAAATGCCTATCGCATATCATGATGAGGATAGATTCTCACCTCCACTTGGTATTGTTGATCCATCATATTCATATGAGATTAACTTACAACTCTTCTGGCATAAGATTGAGGAGGGTGAATATCTAATTAAAGCAGGCACTCCACTATGTCAATGGGTGCCAGTGCATAGAGATTTCCTACGAATGAAAGGGTGGGATGTTGTTATTGAAGAGGCAAATGCTGATGACTTTGAAAACAATGAGTTGATGGAATACCAGAAGCATAGGCATTTCATGGAGTTTCAAACACTCAGAGATAGGATCAAAACACACAAACTGATCTTGTCGCTAAATAAAAACATCAAGAGGTTTATGTAACATGTCTGAGCAAACAGTAACTGAAGTTGATTTGACTGAAGAGGCAGGAGTGCCATCACAAGAGAGACTTGATGCACTCAATGATGAGAATTCAATCCCCGAAGGTACACTTATCTCCTTCGATCAACTGGTGATGAATTTCCTTCAGCAGCATGAAGATGCCAAAGAAGATTATAAGAAACTTCAAGAGGCATTGGATAACATGCACTACACTTCTACGATCACAAAGATCTCACTAGAAGAATTGCAGTTGAAGAAAGATCATATCAATAAACTCACTGGTGCTATTGAAGCAATGGCATTGTATAAGAAGTATGTTGATCCTGAAGTAACAGATAAGGACTTTGTGTTTGAAGAATGAATACACAATTGTTATTCCCCACACCTCTCTGGACTCAGAAAGATTGTGGGGTTGATAGGCAACCAATCATTGATTTTGTCCACTATGTGCAAAAAGAAGACCCAGATGGTCGCCGTGCCAGTAATGCTGGAGGTTGGCAATCGTGGGACTTCGTTGATCATGTAATGCTAGACAATCCTCTCAAACCATTGAGAGATAAGATTCTAGAGTGTGCATACTATGCAGCAGATCAATGGGGGTTTCAACAGTATTCTCTTAAGATTCTAAACCTGTGGATAAATGTCAACAAGAAAGGACATTTTAACCACATGCACACACATGCAGGGTCAATACTTTCTGGAGTATACTATCTAAGAATCCCCTCATGTTGCTGTGGTAATATCACATTTCATCAGGACTTTAACCAAGGTATGATGAAAGAATCGTGGGGATGTGCTGCTAATTTTAGTAGATATGAAGACATGAATGAGATTGAGCATGATGAGTATCCTGCTGAAGATACCATGCTATTGTTTCCATCATGGTTGCCTCATAGTGTGAGTGCATCATCATCAGGAGATGAGAGAATCTCTATCTCATTTAATATCGCTGCCTTCTCAGATCATTATCATGAAGTATATCCAACTAGATAATTTCCTGTCTCCGACTATATTCAAACGCCTTCAGTTAATGACAGGTGGTGAGAATGGATTCCCCTGGTATTTCTTATCCAAAGATGTGGCATATTCCACAGATGGGTATCAATTCGGTAACATGGATATTCTTGATATTGCACCAGAGCAGAAGACAGTAGGATTCACTCATGTGCTGCTAGATCAAGGTGGGATTGAATCACCTTGGTTAGTACATTTCCAACCATTGTTAGATTGTATGCAAGATGCAATTGGTCATGACATTAACTTCTTGAGAGTTAGACTTGCATTACAATTAGCAAACGGAAAGGATAGTCACAACGCTGCACATACTGACTGGGAGAATGATCATTATGCTGCATTATTCTATTTGAATAATTCATCAGGTGACACAGTATTCTTTGATCAGTATGATGATCCTAATGAAGGTACTGTTGACGAGAGATGGTATAGAGGTAGGACACAGGAATATACTGAGCGACACAGAGTCACACCTGAAGAGAATAAACTCTTCATCTTTGATGGGCATCAGTATCATTCATCATCCAATCCAGTAGATAATCCTTACAGGATAATTTGTAACTTTAATTTCACATGTGACCATGATATCTTCGATCATCAACAAACTCAAATCCTGTAGAGATTGGACACTAGATGACACACCATATTTGTGGCGTGGAATTGTTGATAATCCATCAGTATTTGTGACATGGAAAGAGGTAGAAGAGTGCCTTAATAATCCTCAATTCTATGATCTTCAATTTATTGATCATAATGGCAGAAATGTGCCCATTCCTGCCTATCGTCGCCCCTGGACGCATGAATTCACTCCAGAGGTAAAAGATGTCATTGATCAGTTTAATCATGGTCACACAGTTATTATCAATAACTTTGAATACATGCGTGGTAAGCAAGAGTTATTGAATTGGGTTGAGACATACTTTGCCAACATTCGTGCAGCGTTTCATGTATACTGTGGTGCTGAAACATCACGCTCATTTAATATCCATGAGGATGATGCACATAACTTTATTGTGCAGATTGATGGTGAGACACAATGGACAGTGTATAATCACAGGAAGTCAGAGTTAGTCACCAATCATCCACCTGATAACATTGACCATGATAATCTTGAGGTGTTGATTGACACAACCCTGTTGCCTGGTGATATACTATACATCCCCAAACATTACTATCATAGAGCACAACCAAGAGGCAAGAGATTGTCCCTAAGTATTCCTATGGTGTGCCCAGAGTTTGCTGGTCCTGAGATGAAATTCCAAGACAGAAAGTATTATGAAATCACTTAATCCTTTCCCTATTATTCACAAAGCACACTATGATTTCGATTGGAAGACAATCAAACCATCTGTGCAGGGATATATCCAAGCAGCACAAGAGCACATCCAAGAGTTTAATCTAGACACACCAGAAAAGGATGGTGGTATAACAACTGTGCCCATCAGTAAGAGTCATCATCCACCACATGTGTGGGATTGTTTTGAGGACTTTAGACCGTGGTTATATGAGAGAGTGAATAGAGTCTGGGAAGAATGGAAGTTGCAACCAATGGATAAACATCTCTCAGATTCATGGTTAAACTGTCATCCACCTGGAGCATATACCTCTGAGCATCATCATCAGAATGTCACAGTTGCTGTTGCATGTTATCTACATGTGCCTAAGAATAGTGGCAGACTGATGGTAAAGAATCCATTCTATCCTTATCGCTTAGGTGATCCTCTCCACCATGCATATTATGATGAGGGTATGGATTGGGAATACATTGATGTTACATCTGGAGATGTCCTATTCTTCCCTGGTTGGTTGACACATAAGACCGAGAGAAACTATAGTGAGAAGGACAGATATATTATGTCAATGAATATCATGGGAAGATATGTCAATTAAAGTATATGATACTAATGTGGTGAATTGGGATGTGTATGACACAATCATGCACCTTCCATATACATTTACTCGCACAGATGTGCCACCAGCAGAGGGTCAACCTGATGTAGATGCTAGAGGATTATATTGGACACATCAATTATATAATTATTGTCCGATTGAAGATCCTGATTACTATCAGAATGCAGGATTAGATGGTAGTGATCATCCCATCTACAAGGATATTCTGACATACTTAGAAGCAACCATTAAAGATATGCCACCTAGAGATAATCTCTACTCGGCATATATTAACGTGCTTCGTGCTCATGATTGCCCAGGTATTCACTGTGATGCTCCATACTTTGTGGATGACAATCAGACTGTGATTGTATATCTTAATCCTGGTTGGGATGCTAACTGGGGTGGTGAAACTATATTCTTTGATGATGATCTAGATGCTCGCAAGTTAGTGCAACCTAGACCTGGACGTGTTGTTATGTTTGATGGTAGAATTCCACACACTGGCAGACCACCAACGCCCAAGTTTGCTCACAATAGATATATTTTGTCGCTAAAGTATATGGATAGAGAGACGCGACGAAAGTTATTTGTTGATCATGAGATGAATAACATGCCTCCAGTATTTGACAAGGGGATCGCAGGTTTTGATCCCCTGACAGTTAAAGAAATCTGGAGAAACATTGCGCCAATCTGATAACCCGTTAAGATTAAATAGTTATGTCACTCCGTAGGAGACTAGGGACCATGTTACTTCAAAGTGCGATCCTCACTCGTGAGGAGAAGAATCTGGTTAGACGTGCAATCTTTCTACTCCAGAAGGATTGTTATAATCGATATGGAGAACTACCAGAGCAACAACGAGAGTTAATTGATGATATTGCAGAGAAACTGCACCTAAGATAGTATGGAATTGTTACCGTTATTTTCTACCCCCGTCTACATTGATTTTTGCGATCTTGAGACGGGGATTCTTATATCTGCTGAAAACACACACTTCAATAATCCATGTAAAGGTGACCCAACATATGGTAACAATGGGTCAATATCTACCAACACAATGTGGTTAGAATCTGTCCCTGATTTGAAGCGACAAGTTGAAGCACACATGGCAGAATATGTGTTTGGTGCATTAGGTGCTAGCAGAGAGTCAGTATACTTAGAGCACCAATCATCATGGGTAAATCTACATCACGAGGGTGATCGTGCTGCATCACATGTGCATGTCAACAGCATGTTTAGTGGTGTGTTGTATCTTAACGTGCCTGATAATAGTGGTGAGATTATATTCCACATGCCATCAATGTTTCCAACGTATGCAACTAACACTGTAAATCTGGACATCGTTGATCCTAGTATCTACAGCATGAGAGAGTTTCCTATTCAACCTGAGCAGGGTATGATTATCATCTTCCCCTCACATTTGCCACATTATGTAACAGCGAATAGGACACCATTACATAGATACAGTGTCGCTTTTAACTATTTTGTTAAAGGTGAAGTTGGATCCCAAGAATCTAGGTTGACACTATGACCACACCGCTGCTAATCTCTGAGAGCATCCCACTGGAGTGTAAAAAGATCTTGGAAACACTAGAGATTGGACGGCGAGTTAAGTATCACGATACAGAAGGATATATCTCCTTCATTTGTGATGAGTATCTAAACATTTGCTTCAAAGAGAAACCTAATGGACCTGGATCTGCTCGACCATATGAGCAATGCCAACTGCTAGTGTTTAAGGAATACTGGGAAGATTTGTTGGTTGATGATACTCACATGCACGATGTTGTGCTGTATAAAGGTAAAGTAAACGATCACCCTGGCAATGAGATGCTGCCCCATGTGGTCACGCCGATGGATGTGGCAATCCACTAACTGTCCACTGATTTGACAGCACCGCACGGTTGTCTGTATATTAAAAGGGTCAAAGCAACGCGATCCAATGACCTCCAACGCCGCTCTCGCTGACGCCCTCTTCCGCATGGTGCCTAACGCCCTGTCGCTGACCACACAGCGCCTTCAGAAGGGTCTGAGCATCATGTCTGGCGGTCGTTTCACCGATCTCGATGAGTATTTCGGTGATACAACTGTCGATAAAACTAAACTCCTTGCCAACGTTTTCAACCCTGCATTGCAGGACACTGCTGAAAAGTGTGGTGTTGATTACATCACCGAGGAAACTACTGGTTATGATGCTATTCTTCTCGATGAAAAGATCGAGAATAAACTGACACTGACCAAGACCACATCTTCCTTCGCTACTGGTAACAACCACAGCAAGACTAAGGTCGATAAAGTCTTCGTTGTCAAAGCATCTCAGGTGGGTAACATCTTCCCATCTGTATTTGCTGCCGTTATTGATCTTTCTCTTGCCACTAATCCTGAGACTGGTTGGGATGATAAGGTGACAAAGACTGGCAAGAATAACAACGGATTCTCCACACTTCGTGTCCACAATGATGATTTGCACTGCATCACTGTGATCTATGGTAAAGTGCGTAAAGCAGACAAGTTTATCCACACCGTCTATGAAACTCTCGCTGAATGATACTCACCACATGAATTGCATCGATGGGATGCAACTCATGGATGCAGAGTCTGTGGATCTGGTTGTTACCTCTCCACCATATGATGACCTCCGCACATACAATGACTCCAGTAAATGGGATCACAATGTATTCAAACAGGTTGCAGATGAGATCTCTCGTGTGCTCAAACCTGGCGGAGTTATCATGTGGAATGTTAATGATGCCACGGTAAAAGGTAGTGAAACTGGTAGTAGTTTTCGGCAGTGCCTTTACTTTATGGATGCTCATGGTTTGCGTCTTCATGACACCATGATTTACGAAAAGACAGGCACAGCGTTTGCATCTGGTCCCAATAGTGTGAGATATACTCAAATCTTTGAGTATTGCTTTATTCTGTCCAAAGGTAAACCTAAGACCATCAATCTTATTCAAGACAAGAAGAATAAGTGGGCAGGATATACTTCTTTCGGCAATGCTAAGACTCGAAAGAAAGATGGCACGATGCACGATCCTGGACGAAAGTCTAATGAGATCAGAGAATGGGGAGTCAGGACTAACATTTGGAAGATCAAGAATAGTGGTGGTTTTGGTCAATCATCCAAGGCAAGTTACAAGCATCCTGCAACTATGCCTGAAGAATTAGCACGAGGTCATGTAATCACATGGTCTAATGAGAATGATCTTATTCTTGATCCTTTTATGGGTGCTGGCACTACTGCCCAGGTCTGCCTAGAGGAGAATCGTAATTTTATTGGTTTTGAGATTGATGATACATATCATCAGATGTGTGTCGATCGCATCAAACCAATGCAGGACAATTTACTCACTAGGTTATGCTGAGAAACAAAGCACAAGTAACACCCAAGACAGCAAAAGCACAGGAGATTTATGCTAATTATCTCAACAGTGATCCTGTGGTAACTGTTGAGCATAAGAGGGAAGATCGCTGGTTTTTCTCATGCCCAAAGAATCCAGATTTCTGGTTTTGGGTAGATGTCCCATACGACAATGATTGGAGTTATCATGAGTTATCCTGAGACATTTACATGCACATCCACTGCCCCATATGACCGTCATTGGTATAAAGTATGGTGCAAGGATAATTCCGTCAAAGTATTACAATCATATGCAGAAGTGTATGATGCTTGGTGGAATTTCAAAGAATACATTTCACACGTTGAGGTTATCGATGTCAAATCCAAAGGTGGAAAAGGTTTCAAGTGAAGATTCACTCCAAATTATTGAGAATGATGATGGCACATTTACTCTAGAGTGGGATCCAAACGATCCAAGATGGAGTATGTTTAATGATATTCCTGAAGAGGAATTGTCTGCTATGATTACAAACGGATTGAAAGATTATCTGGAGGCAACAGAAGATGAGTGAAGGAGATGATGCAAGGAAAGCATTAGAAAAACTCCAACAATCTATGGATGAAATGAATACTAAAGTATTTCACAATGGTGATGACTTGAAAGACAATATCATCACGAGATTGAATCAATCTCAGGAGATTGTGGACATTTTGAATAAAGCGAGAGATGCACAAAAACGTCAAGGTAATCGATAATTACTTCCCAGATTGGATGGTGAAGCGTATAAGTCACGAGTTGGAAGTAATGCCCGTGACTTATACTAACTCACCATATCGTGACTTCGAACGTGCTAGATTCTTTGGATCATCTCTCATGGAGTATGATGAATTCAAAGATATTAAACCTTGGTGGTTTGTTGAGTATTTCAATCAATGTGTATACAATGACATTGAAACTAGCACTGTTGGTCATTGCTGCCGTGTGCTCCTTAATGCTCAATTACCTGGCATGAATGGTTGCAACCATTGTGATGCTGACACTGATGAATATCTCACGATTATATACATGGGACATGGACAATCTGGTGATACAGTGTTTGTCGATCCTGCTGACAATGAGATGGAGAGAGTATCATTTAAGGAAGGAAGATTAGTGATATTTCCATCACATATCTGGCACCGTGGCGAGGCACCGTCTCACGGTTATCGGGTGAGTCTCGGGGCAGTCTATCCTGTTGTGCCAATCGACGCCCTGTCCACTAACGGTTGATCAGTGTCCGTTCTCGTGTATTCTATAGAAGTCAAAGGGATTCACGCCATGCGGACCACTAAAGCAGCAGCACTCCAACAGTTTCGCTACAACTGGAAAGTGTCAACTAAGGGCACGAAGTGGGAGACTGATAGCATTGCAAAGTCTGAAGCATGGGGTAACTTCACTGATCAACTTTGCAAGGAAGGTTACATCACTCTCAAACAATACGAGTCCTGGTCTAACCCTTTCTGATCATCCTTAATTAACAACAATGACTGACTTTATCTGCGCCTACTTTGGTAAAGATTGGACCATTACTGCCCGTGGGTTTGAGTCTGCTAAGCAAGCAGAATCACATGGCAAGTTTATGATGCCAATCCCTGGATGTTTCGGTTTCGCTGTTATTTCAGAAGACCCAGATGCCTGGATTGTTTTTGATCAATTCAGCATGTTATCTGGCAAAGAGACTGTAACTCGCGACGATTTCAAAAACTTCACTGTTTCTTTCTGATGATTACTTCCAAGGCACAAATGATCAACGTCATGAAACAATGTGATGGCGCTGATACTCTCTCACGAGAGGAAAAGTTTCAGGTATTTGTGAGAGTCTGCGACAATATGTTGGAAGACGGTAGAATCACAAAGGCAAACCACACTAAATGGACAAATATGTGGTGACAGTCGCCAAACCGTCTCACAGCGCCTTCTAGGTGCCTCTCCGTGCCCTATACTGACTTCAGTCAAGCGAATCCAATGCAACTCACTGCACAAGGCGGAAACATGGTTGTTGACTTCTATCCCGTCAAGTTTGCTGATGGGACTGTCAACAACCGTCACATGCTCAAAGTTGTAACTTTCATGGGCAAATCACAGTCCATGCGTTACATCAACAAGAAAGATATGAATCAAGAGATTGATTCTCGTGTCAATGCTTATAATTACGAAGTGACCGATATTCACACTGATTATCAACTCTTTAACTCTGCACTTTGCGCCGCTTGCTGATGCCTTTCCCTACTCTCTTTTCCATCGCTAAATCTACCTTGTCTCCTCAACAGTTGCAAACACTCAAAGAGAATTATTGTGACATGATTCTTGATAACATGGACATGGATGATCTCATGGTTATGTGTTACGATCTCTTGCTTGATAATTATGAGAAACTCAATGAAGCAGAGGTAAAAGCAGAGATTCTTGATCTTTATGATCAGGAGACGTTAGATAGACTCATGCCTAAAGTTTCACCCTCTCAGGCACAAGAAGATCTCTATTCACAAGTTGTTGCATACAACGAGAATTACGACGATCTCTGATAGTATAATTACTCACAACTCTCCCCAATTCTTTTCATCATCTCATCATGGATTACGACATCAACGAGAAAGAAACCTCCATCGATAACATGGGCGATTCTTTACTCATTGCTCTGGAGAATGCTGTGAATAATGATAACTACGCCAATGCAGATGCTATTATGTCTGAATGGATTGTTGACGGTGTTGATCCTGTCGATGGAAATTATGAGTTTATCTTTATCCCTAATTTCACTCTCCAATGATGACAAAAGCAGAGAAAATCTTCCTAGCATTGCATCAAGTTGACGGCATAGAAGCACTCGTCAAAGATCTAGACTATCAGCAGTATTTGACTGAAAAATGTATCAAATTGCGGTGCGAATTGAAGCGTCAACTATCACTAATCAAGGCAGGCGACGACGCGGTGTTCGATCGGTAAGGTGTCCACCCCTGCCCTGATTCGGGCAGGATCCGTGCTTATAATGGTTGCATACCAAACAAAGCGACAATGCTTCTCACTGATTCCAAGTTCATCGACGCTCTCCGTCAACTGCCTCAATTCTTGTCTGAGACTGATGCTGACGTAGATATGGCATACGATTGGGTGTGTGAAATGTCACAACCTTTTGCACACGATGGTGCTGCATTCTCTTTCTTTTATGATGTTTATTGCGAGACCTTTGATCAGATGGCATAATGCCTAAATTCGATTCTCACTACTATTCTATCATCAAACAAATGCAAACTATCGACATTGATTACACCAAACGCCTTGATTCTTCAGCATATTGTGAAGATATCTGGATTGAAGAAGATAGCATCTGGGTTGGCGAAAGGCGTCTCGCTGCTTTCACTATCACGGAAGATTATTCCAACGATGAAGGCAAATATCGTGTAAATTGCCGTCGCCAGATGACACTTGCTGATGGCGCACTATCTTACATCTACCCACGAATTGCTGGGTTTGATACTGTTGCTGAGTGCAAAGAATTCATCGTTGATTATATCAACGACCCTGTGTCTCAAGCAATCTTTAACGACCAACATCGTAAGTGCCTGGAGGTCCTATGCGCCTGATTCTTGCTGCTATTGTTATCATCATCGGCACCACAATTGGTGTCAACGCTATCAACGCTGTCTCAAACATGCAAGACGCTAAGATGACACGTTTCTGCAAATCTGCTCCCATTGGTGCTGGTTACGATGAAATGTGTCGCGACTATCGTTAATGTGACAATCCACTAACCTGCACACCCTGCATCGCGATCCGTCGCGGTGTGGGGTTATAATCTTATCAACGACAAACAAACGCACTTTGATCACACTTCGCCCGCATCAGACTCGCGCCCTCGCTGCAATGAGCGCCGCTGATCATGGTCAAATTATTGTGCCAACTGGTGGTGGCAAAACTATCATCATGATCGAGCATTGTCGCCAACTGCTTAACAACGGTCCCCGCACCATTGTTGTTGTTGCTCCGCGCATTCTTCTCGCTAATCAACTCAGCGAAGAATTCTTGCAGTTTATTCCAACAACGTGGACACATGTAGCGCACTGCCACAGTGGTGAAACGCATCACTTCAGCACCACTAACAGCGACAAACTTGCTCTCTTCAATGATACTGCGCGGGCAGCAAATGAGTCCTGCATTATCTTCACTACCTACCACAGTCTGCGCCGTGTTGTTGATAGTGGCATCGACGTTGATGCTATCTATTTTGATGAAGCACACAATGCTTGCACTAAACATTTCTTTGTAAGTGTTGCTGCTATGAGTATGGTTGCAGTGCAAAAGTATTTCTTCACAGCAACACCTCGCGTCAGCAATAAGCATGACCGTGGTATGAATAACCGTGAGATCTTCGGTCCCGTTCTTGAGAATGTCCCTGCTCCTGAGTTGATTCAAGGCGGTCACATTCTTCCCCCTACGATTGTCCCTTTCGAGACAGATCACGTCGTAGATAAGAAGAATCCTCACATGGTCCACAGTAACACTGTGCAGGATATTATTGATCAACTCGATGAGACTGACGCTGCAAAAGTGTTGGTTGCTGTGCCATCTTCGCGTGTGCTTGGTAACATCCTGGGTCACACAGATATTCTCTCTGAGTTGTCTGATCGTGGTTATGATGTGTTGCACGTCACCAGCAAGTTTGGTGCTTATGTAAACAAAACCAAAGTGTCGCGTGAGGTATTCTTTGACACGCTGACTGCATGGGGTAAGGATAAGCAACGCAAATTTGTATTGTTTCACTATTCCATTTTGTCTGAAGGTATCAACGTGCCTGGTCTCACTCATTGCATCATGCTCCGCAATCTTAACGTAGTTGAGATGGCACAAACGATCGGCAGAGTTATCCGTCTCGATAAGGACGACGCTGCTAAATTGCAGAGCGGTGAGATTCAACCACAGCAGTGGAGTTTGTATAACAAACCCACAGGATTTGTGACTGTCCCCGTTCATCGTAACTATGGCAAAGCAGTTATTAAGCGTTTGCAGCGTATCACGGATGAAATCTTTGTAAAGGGCATCCCTGCCACCGCTCTCGTGTGACGATCGGCGCGGTGTCCACTATCACCGCACAGCACCCCAAAATCGTGTATCTTAAGGACATGGAGGGGCACACAACGACCGCCCCCCACAATCACTTCACTCTCAACTCTCATGCGTAAGATCGAAAAGCAAATGTGCGCCGCTGTCCAAGGTAACAAGGACTGGCAGTCTGGCAACACTTCTGTGCATTTTGACGCTGAATCTGGCGTCTCTGTTGTGCGTCTCCACGGCAACAAGATCGCTGAGATTGATGACACCTCCATGACGATTTTCGATGGTGGTTGGCAGACTGTCACCACAAAATCTCGTCTGAATGCACTTTGCGAAGAATTCTGCATCGCTGGCGAAGGTGTTTTCCAAAAGAATTATCAGTGGTTTGTGCGTAAGTTTGTTGGTCAATCTTCCATCACTGGTAAAGTCTTCAACGTCGATGATTTCACCAACGGTTACACCTTCGCCTGATCATGTTTGCATCACTCTCTAAGAAAAGATCCAAATCCAATCTTCTCACAATTCACATGCGATTTCTTCTCTTAGTTGTTATCGGCGTCCTGATTTACAATAGCAACGACGCCCGCTTCTTTATCTCAGATCAACTCAACAATGCTTCTGAGATGATCCGCCCTGATGCACAATTTAACTTCCGTTATTGATCATGAATCGTTACTGCATTGAAGTCGATCGAATCGAACCTAATGGCAGCATTTATCACCTTGTCCAATATAGAGAATTGAAACCCACTAAATCACTCAAAGCACACAAACTTCAACTCAACAAACTAACAACAAAGATTGAAGAAGAATTGCACTATTATCAAGTCCCATTTGAGCGATTTTCTGTGTCTATGGTATAATAAGTAATAAGCACACTCATTAACAACAATGTCTGATCTTTCCCCTAGTCTCACTGATAAAATTCAACATGAGACTTACGGATTATTTCCACTCCCTGTCACCAAATATACCAACCCTGATCATGACAAACACAAGGAAGATATTCTTAAGTGGATGTCACAACAAGAGTTAAAAGAGAAGCATGGTAGAGAAGCAATCTGCCACAACATCACACAGGTAGGTGATAACAATGAATGCCTAACTGCATTGCCTTGGATTGCTGAAACTCTCATCACTGCTGTTAATCAACACAACACAAATGCACACCTGTTTAACACTAACTTCGCTATCCAAGATAGTTACTTAGAGATCGCAGATGTGCAAGCAATCTATGCACCACATGAGCACTCTAATTGTTTATTTTCTCTCACCTACTTCGTCAACTTTAACCCAGACCAACATTGTCCCATTAAGTGGAGACGAAACGTTGCCTCTAATTTCTATCCAGTCATGCAATTTGATTCCACAGGTTTCACACCTTACAACATGACCGAAGCAACATTCAACATTAAAGAGGGAGATATTATTATTCACCCCTCAAACATTACACATGGATTTGATGCTAACCCTACTGGCAATAGAATCACACTCACAGCACAAATCGTCCCAGTAGCATGACACTTACTTATTCCACAGTTATTAACAAGTTTTCCACAACATTGCGCGTTTCTGTGGAATAAATTAAATGTCTAATTAAATATACTTTTGTGCTCTAAATGCCCTTATAAATATGCACACAAATCGTTGCCTCGGACTGTAACACATAAGGGCAAGGATTGCAAACACTTGACAACACCTCCGAGATCCTCTACAATTCACTCAAGTCAACAAATCACAATGGGACGGACTTACAAACGAAACGACCTCCACAACTCTCGTAGACCGAAAAGTATCAGAGAGAAACGTCAATTTAACGGTAGCAAAAAGACTACCAATTATGACAGTTATTCTGAGGACTATTCCACCCGCTACGATAACAACAACACCAAGGAGGATTACACCCGTGAATGAGATCGACACCGATTGGATTGATGACATGCTCGCTGAGGATTGCCCCGAGTATGATGACCTAACTGAAGAAACACTTAGTGACACCTACCTGGGAGAATACCAATGAAGACTATTCAACTCGCCACACATCCCCCAGTAAATATCAAGATCTGGGAGAAGAGTAGGAAATACTTTTGGGCATACGATTACGATGGTTGTCCTAAGTATGGTCCATTCAAATCACAGCAGCAAGCACACACCGACGCAGTTGCATTCTCTGAAGCATGAGTGACACTTACGGAGCAAAGATTGCCTCTATTCCTGATAGTCTAGAGGCATACCTTGACTTATACGATGAGGGACAATTACCACCCGATGAGCAAGTCAAACTAGCACAGAGTTTGATTGACTTAGACCTTGACGATTATCTCACACAGTATCAACCACTATGTGATTATTTCATCGCTGAGGGTCTATGTTATGATGTAGAGGTAGGCGACACTTAGGACAGTGTTTTGCGTCATGTTGTTGATGCCGCCGAAGGCGGTATATAAAAAAGGTATACTTCCCTAACCTACAACAGTATCCTATCGCCTTCGAGATACTATTCATATTAAAAAATTTTTCCAGGATGAAAATACGCCCCACAAGATTTCCAAGATACGAGGTAAGTGACACTGGAGAAGTGTATAGAGATGGAGAGTATCTCAAAGCACATCCCAGGGGTAAACTTACGAAGGTTAATGATTCCCGCTATATGGCGGTGAATATTCAAACATTGGATGAGGAAAGCGGTAAGAAGCGATATAGCAAAGAATATGTGCATCGCCTAGTTGCCGAAGCATTCATACCAAATCCAAATAATCTTTCTGATGTGGATCACATTGATTGTAATAAAAGCAATAACCATGTGAGTAATCTCCGATGGGTTTCACGGGAGGAAAACATGGCAAGGAATCGAAAACCGAAAGGGACGATACGCAAACGCAAAAGTTATTATATATCTGATGGAGAGGGAAATTGGACCTTGATTCCAAAGGAAGACCACGCCAAGTATGGTATCACTAATGAAACTAAGAAAACCAGTGACTGATTATATTGCTCCTAAGGTAACTACAACTCCTTGGGAGCAATTTCAATATATCGCTATAACACTCTCAGAGACCCTCAGGATCGCCTGTAGCAGCGTCCTACAACGTATTAGGAGACTTAGTAAGGTATGACTACTAATTCAATGACAAGAGGCGAGAAGTATCTTGCTTTAGTAGAAGAGTATAAAGATCTTCTAGATATTCCATGGACTGGAAGGAGACTCTACGGATGCTACGAGATCATTCGTAAGTATATGAAATGGAAGCATGATTTGGATATGATCGACTTCAATGCTCGTGGAGTAATTCGATTTACTGATGAGGCAATTGAAGAGAGCAATGGTGTGTGGGTCTTCCGTAGTGAGTGGGGAGATGAGTTAGTGCAATGGGATGACTTGCAAGTAGATGACATCCTAGTCCTCAGATTGTATACCACACCCCTGGGCGGGACGTATTCTGCAGACACAAAGAGTCGTATCCCTAACCATGGTGGTGTGTATCTGGGCGATGGATTCATGTTGCACCATCCTTACAATGATGTCTCACAGATTGCAGATCTTTACAATCCTGCGTTTGCTGTTTATCAGCAGGCATGTGTTGGCGCTCTGAGGCGTAGTGAAATAACCTCTGAGACTACATAAAGTAAAACTGAATACCATAACGGTTATGAGCAAGAGGTATGTGCTAGAAGTAGAAGTAGATGAGCATGGGGAATGTTTTATCACACTCCCCGATGAGATGCTTGAAGAGACTGGATGGGATGTAGGGACTGAGTTAGATTGGTCTGAGGAGATTGATGGATCTATTATCCTCAAAGAGATACTTGAGTAAAAAAATCGTAAAAACCGCGTGGACCTTAAAATGACTAATAGTAATGAAAATTCCGTCCCACAATTTGAAAGTGACGCAGAGTATTTTGCGTGGGCATTTGAGCAGATTAGTAAGAGCATCAAGAATCTTGCGGATCGTCAAGCGATCCTAGAGCAAGCAATTCAAAAGATGCCGCCACCTGGCGCGGATATGGTGAAGTATAAGATTCCAGGTAATGAAGAATACAGTAATCTCAAGGAGTTACTGGATAATATCTTTGACCGACTAAATACGATTGAAACCGTTAACGGTATATAATGGCAGCGTATGTTGAGGAGACTTCTAGGAGTTACCCCAATCCAATATCATCTCAAGAGATGGCGACTACTTTTAAGCGACCATCGTCTGGAAAGTATCGCTCTCATGAATCTGCCCCAGGGGTAGGCACAGGCACCGATTATCAAATCACCTTCCAAGGTGCGGGTCCTGGGTCATTTCCTCTGGGGAGAGATATTGTACACTATATCGGTGATATCGATCCTCAATGCGTAGGCAACTGTGATGGAGATCGTCAAGCGATCTATCGTTTCTGGAGAAGTAATAAAAGAGATCATAAGTATGCAATCACACCCCAACTTCAGAAGAAGGACATGGGTGTTGAGAATGAAGACTGGGAGAAGGCAGCAGGTGGTTACAGACCCGAGCCTAAGAATGGCAAACCTGTATTCTATTTGCTGCGAGAGCAACTAGACAATACTGTCCCTGTCAAACTATTCTATTCATACTGGCCTGATAATACATTGCTACACGCTGGGTCTGGTAACCCAGGTGGTATCACAATAGGCAATGGTAAGGGCAAGTATATGGACCTGGGTATCATTGGGTATGCCTATGCCTCTCAGGAGAGCGGCACAGTGCCTCTGTATCATTACCGCTATGGTAGCTACGGTGCAAGCAAAGGTAAAGACATTGATGACTTCTATACTATCGACCCCTCTCAAGAAGTTGACCTAGGAGGCGGTCCTATACCCCCTAGGAAACCGCGAGAGGGGCGTTGGCAGTATCAGGGTATCGAATGCTATGTTTATAGTGGAGAGGATCCTAATGCTCCCAAGAGGACATACAGAGACATTGGTAAGATAGGTCCTACTGGTCAGTGTATCAATAAGCGTAGTTGGTATGCATGGCCTGCTGACGATCAACCATTTAACTGGAGAGTTTATAACAGAGGTGGATATCCTGGTGGTTATCCTAACGGTCCTGCTGGTGCGACTCCTGGTGTGTTGGGATTTGGTAATCCAGACAACGTAGAGTTGCTTAGTGAAGATGCAAACTTTGAATGGGCATACGGACTCAACGGTGCAATCAAAGGAGCAGTGCCACGCTTCCTAGGATTTGAGGATAGTTATGACTCACAGTTTTACTATTATCTCTACGACACATCATATCCTTGGAATGGTCCGATCTTTGGTATTCAGTATGCGCTGAATGATATTCCTTGCTGTCCTAATACTACATGTAATGATGAGAATAGTGAGAGACCTAGACCCTGTTGTATTCCTAACGACCACCACTACTCTCATTTCTATGAGATCCGTGAAGATTCTTGGGAAACAACCAAGACACGCATGAGTATCAATGACATCAGCACCAATGGTGTGAAAGAGTCATTCCAATGTATTGATACTGATAGTCGTCGTATCCTCTTCCGCTATACATCTACCAGTGGTAGTTTCAAGCGAGGAGAGACTCTCAATGGTTGGATCATCGGATCCGTAGTTTACTACGGAGATGAGTTGAAGTGTGGACTGATTGAGCTCAATGCTGGCGCAGTAGGTAGCAAATTCTCATATAACCAAACAATCACTTCTGCAGATGGCGGCACTGCTGTAGTCCTTGCTGGATATGGTATCCCCAACAAAGGAGCGTTTGCGGGCGTTTATGAATTCCCTAAGCGGATCTCCTACTATGAAGTGGAGATTAACCCTAAGGCACTCATCCCTACACGCACACTTGACCTAGCAGAAGCGGAAGCAGTAGTCGATAACAACGGATCGATTACAGAAGTGATCATGATTGCGGGCGGTAAGGGTTATAAGAATCCAACTGTTGAGGCAATCAACCCCAGAGTCATGGATTCCTACTCCGCTGGTGACTTGTCTAAGTTTATGCAAGACGGTGTTGTCAAGGGTGATGAGGCAAATATCAGTAATTCATTCCTAACTCCCGACACTTCAAACATTATTGATAATAATGTCCGCGATACCTTTGAATCTCTTGGTGTGCAGAATGGTGAGATACCCTATGCTACAGATAAGAATGCGGAAAAAATGAAACTCAAGAAAGCAATCTTGGAGATTTCCGAGATTACTGAAGATGGGGAGATCATGTCTATCCGTGTTGTTGATGGTGGTGCGGGATATAACCAAGCAGAGCCTCCAACAGTGATGATTGTTGAGCCTGAAACGTTTGAATATAAGTCTCCTGAGATTCTGGATGACACGCCAGAGAATACTAGAGACAGAATAACTGACTTGGGTGCAACTTTTGCTAGTAAGTTTGTGGGTGCTATGGACGCTGAAAGTCATCAGCGCCTCAGTGGATTCATGCAAGGGTCATTTGTTACTGCAACAGCGGGTCCAAAGACATCAGTCGTGGATACTTACCTCAGAGTCCCTGATAGAGAAGAGGGTGATGAGACAAAGTATTGCTTTGATATTCCACAAAAGTGTATCAGCATTCCTGTTTACGGTCAGTTGTCTTCAGTCCCCGCTAATTGGGAGTCGTTGTTTACATATACTCAAGCAAATCCTGGTGTTGCCGAATGGTATAACACCAACAGTGGTATTGTTTCTGACGGATTCCGCAAAGGTGATGCACTACTTGATAACCTGAGTAGTGTCTATGGTGCGTTTGGCGGATCAAACTGTATTGTTTCAGGTCAACCTAAACTCTATAACATCAGAAGATGGTTTGATATGCCCTGTGCATACCTGGCATCTGGTGGAGGAGAGCAAAAGGCATTTGGTTACTTGGTTTACAAGTATACTGCATCGGAGCAACAGGAAGCATCATTCCGTGTTTCGATGGAAGTTGAAGGAAAGGTCATAGGATCTATGGGATCCGACTTCATGGATTACTTGGATACCTTCCCCAAACCAAGGATTACACCAGCAAGAAAAGTTTCAGGTGGTTACAAGACATGGAGTTGTAGGACTGGCGGTGTTGATGGTAGATGCTATCGCGATCCATCAAACCCTAGTGACATCATCTTTGTGCCTGTGGGTCTGGATGAGAATACATTTGATTACAACCGCAATGGATATTCAGAGTATCAGCAGTTTGCACTTTGGTTAGGAGACAACCTAACTGGTGGTGGACTGACTTCTGGTAGCACATCGTGGTCATGGGTCGATGATGAGACAACTACAACCACAAATCCTGACGGATCAACGTCATCATCTACCACAAGTTACGGTGGCACTACTTCATCTGGATATACTGCATTCACTGTGGACTGTAGTCCTGACCCTGGTAGCACTAATGTGCCTAACCATGATTGTTGGGATAAGTATGTGCGTGCCACAGGAGCGCCCTCAGACGCCCCTCTCAACGTTTACTGTGCATATGACAATCAGGGTAACGGACTTCCTGGAGAGCGTTTCTGGGAGATCACAGGACCCGCTAACGGGACGCAACCTGATGGATATACAACACCAACTGGACCAACAAATCCATTCTGCTCTCAATGCACAGGATCGTCTTTGTATCCTTCATGGTCCATTGTCTTTGGTGGTGGTCCTCCTGCTTGTGGTCTAGATGATGTGAATGACGCATCTATTGCTATTGACCCTCAGCGTATTTACGATCATGGTGATGGTGTAGGTAAGGTTATGCAGATGGGATCGTATGATGGCACCATGCAAGTCAGAAACTGGTTGACTGGTGGCACTATTGCTCTAAGTAGGACCATCAGGAATTTGGGTAATCCATATTTCGATGAGTGTGATGGCCTAAATGCTTGGAATGCAGGAAACCGTATTAACGACGATATTGTTTAACTATGGCATATGGATTTCTAAAACCTGTTGCATCACTGAATGGTCTTCCATGCTCTGGACATGGACTTTGTATACCATCCACCATTCACTCTGTACAGGCGTGTGGCACCCCTCCAATCCCCTACAGCATCGTTATTAAGAATTTTACATGCTGGTGGCCCCCTTTGCCCCTAATTCCGTTGACAGCGATCAACCCATTTAGGGCAACTGTGCTGGTAAACATGATTCCGATCATGTTGATGGGTGATGTTTTCATCAATCACCCTGCAGTTTGCTCGAATATCATCATTTACCTGTGCCCTTGTGGCAAAGCAATCTGTGCAATCCCAACTCCTATCCCATGTAGTCCCCTAACTATTGAAGATATGGGTGTTATTGGACACCCAAGAGTCGTTATGGCAACAACTTTGACAGTCTTTGCACTGAAATTGCCTGTTGCACGCATCCTAGACCCCCTCGGAGTCGGATTTCCTGGTTTCTCTTACCCCTGCTCGTCGGTTGTTGCCTTTGGACACCCCACTGTGCTTGCCTCATGAAGCAAATCTGCTATAATTAGTAGGTCCACAACGGAGAAAAATGGCAACTCGAAGCAAAGTCGGTATCTCAGGCACCAATTTCATGCCTGGTAAACCCAAAGCAACTCGACAAGGATCATCTAAAAACACAAAGTATGCCGCGACATCACGAAACAAGGCGAAGAAGAGATACCGTGGTCAAGGACGATAAGGTGAAGACCACGCCCGAGCTGGTAAATGAAGCAAACAACGGACTTTATCATGCAACAATGAATCTCCCACATGCAGCAAAGCACTGTGGCATGACAGAAAGGGAGATGAAAATGACATTTAGAGAATTCCTTAAATATCAGGAGCAATAAATTATGAGAGATCTCCTCTTCATCAGTCAGGATAAGGAAATGGCACTCATCCAAGAGCTGATTTACAAGCTTAGGATGGCAAAACTTGACATTCACCCGTCCAAAACCTGTTTTCTTTGTGTCTCCCCTGACTATTCAAGCATCGTTGCTCAACATTTGAGTCATGGTTTGTCTATTGATGGGGAGATTTTTCATATTGAGGCAGTAAATGTCAACTTTCCAGACGAAAGTCCTAAAAAATATCAGATAGATTTCAGTCTTAACTATGCAGAGTGGGTCTTAGAATGGGACAACTTTGTGCTTATCGAAGCAGGAGTGATCCGAGGCGGCACTTACACCTGGATTACCAAGGCAATGGAAGAGTTTTCAGACAAGAATTACCATACTGTCGCACTTGCTGAGAATATCGGAAGTAAATATGCCTCTGATTTTGTTGGAATGTATTATGACGACAGTAAAGAAGACTTACATTACTGGTGGGAGCGCCCAAACAACCACTGGGAATGGCAATAAATAACCTTATGCACTATGCAGGAGACTAACAATGGCTAACAACCCAGTACCTGACCAGGGACAAGATTTCCTGAAGTCTGGGATGACGCTAATAACTGATCCTAGAAGTGATAAATATCTCAACATGGCGCGTAAGCGCCACTCCGATCCACCCAAAGATCGGAATTCAAAATGGTGCGGTGGTAAAAATGGGTTTGACGACTATGTAGAAAGGATGTAATGGCATCTTACAGATTCAGATCCGAGAAATACGTCAGTAGAGGATACAAAGACTTGTCTGTTTCATTCAAGTCTAACCCCTCTACTGGCGATTTTGGCATAGTTAAGAATGAAAATGCGATTAAGCAGGCAGTAAGAAATCTTTTATTGACTGATCTTGGTGAAAGACCCTTCCAACCCAACATTGGATCACGAATTAAGGGTCTTTTGTTTGAGCCTTGGGATGTTTTCAGTGCAGATGAGATCAAAGGTGAGATTAAAAACTGCTTGAGTCGTCTAGAACCTAGAATTCAAGTCACAAAAGTGACTCTTACTGATGAACCAGATATAAATGCTATTGCAGTTGAGCTTGATTATACCATTGTTGGTGAAACTGTTGTCCAAACTATCGAGTTTCTCTTAGAGAAGGCATAAAATGTCAGCAATTCCTTCACAACTTACGTCTCTGGACTTCTTTGAGATCAAAGAATCCATTAAATCCTACCTCAGGACTCGGAAAGAGTTTTCGGATTACGATTTTGAGGGAAGTAGCGCATCGTACCTGATCGATATCCTCGCTTATAACACATATTATACAGCATTCAACGCTAATATGGCGCTGAATGAGTCATTTCTCGAAACTGCAACCGTCAGAGACAACATTGTCCGCATTGCAAAGCAGTTAAATTACACTCCTAGGTCAATTAAAGCGCCTAAAGCGTGTATTAAGATCGAAGCACAGACAGAGATCGCTCTAAATGGCACTACATTTCCCGAATTTGCGACTTTGAAGAAGGGAGATGTGTTTGTTGCGGAGAATGCACTCGATTCTTTCACATTTACACTCACAAGAGACATCACAGTCCCCGTAAATTCCTCAACTGGACTGGCAACTTTCGATGATGTCGTCATTTATCAAGGAAATCTGCTCTCATACAACTATACAGTTGATTATACGAAGCAACAAGAGTTTTTGATCCCTGCAGAAAACGTAGATACGGGTCTTCTCAGTGTTGACATCTCTCCAAACGCACAATCTTCGGAAACTGACACCTACAGTCTCGTAAATAACGCGACTGCATTGACAGAAACCTCCAGAATCTACTATTTGGAGGAAACAGATGACCTCAGATACCGTTTGATCTTCGGTGATGGCGTTTTGGGGCGCAAATTGATTGATGGTGAATACATCAGACTGGAATATGTGCAAACTGATGGTGTAGCAGCAAACGGATCGAAGTCATTTAGCTTCATCGGCAACATTATTGACTCTGATGGGCGCGTTTTGCCTACAGCAGGCATGATGCTGCATGTCAAGGAGTCAGCACAGCAAGGCGAAGATCGCGAAACAGGTCTAAGCATCAAATTTAGAGCACCTAGAGCGTATGCAACGCAAAACCGTGCTGTGACCGAGAATGATTATGAGCATATCGTTTCTGAAGTGTATCCTCAAGCAGCATCGGTGACTGCATATGGCGGAGAGAGACTTTCTCCACCAATTTACGGTAAAGTCTTTATCGCTATCCGTCCTAAGACAGGCACAAAGCTCAATGCGAGCACAAAAGCGAAAATCAAGAATGATCTGAAGAAGTTTGCGGTTGCATCAATCGAGCCTGTCATCGTTGATCCCACTTCTTACTACATTATTCCAAAATCTTACGTTTACTACGACGGAAACGCAACTTCCAATACTGGATCGCAACTTGGCACCAAAGTGTTGCAGTCAATTGACCAATTTAACAAAGCAGGTCAAACAAACCGCTTCAATAACCGTATTGATGGATCTAAGTTTGGTGCTGTGATCGATAACAGCGATACATCCATTGCTGGTAGCGTAACTCAGATTACTTTGGGTCAAAATCTGGATCAATTCACTTGGGGTAACGTATTTACCCAATGTTTGGACTTTGGTAACAGAATTTACGATCCTTCATCCTATGCTGGCGACGAGCCTAAGAATGGAGACGGCACAGACCCCGATGGCAACGTCGGTGGCACAAAATGTGACCCTTCATTCTCTGTGGTCAAGTCTGGCACATTCTATGCAACTGGTTATACCGAAGATTTGGTAAACCTTGCACTTGACGAATCAACTGGCGCTCAGATCATCACTCCTGCGTTTAACTCCAACGTTGCAACTGAAGTCCTGGTCCCTGTCAACATCAGAGACGATGGTAAGGGCAACTTGATGCTGGTTACTAAGCGTGATGAGACAGAATTGATTCTCAACCCAACCGTTGGCACGGTTGACTACGGATCTGGCAAAGTTTGCGTTGGACCTCTGGCAATTTCGGATACTCCCGACAATATCGAAAGACTTCCAATTCAGGTCGTGCCCTACAGTGGATCTATTGACATTCCACCTGGCGTTGACCCCACAATCTTTAATCCTGCGGTTAATCCAATCGACTTTACGATTAACACAATCCCTGTCCCCACCTTCGATCCCAACAACTTCTCGGGATACAACTTCGGTCCTACAGGGGGTATAAATATCATTGATTACCCAATGGATTCTTTCGAGTATCCAGTGCCAGACGGTTGTTTCTGAGATAGATGCAAAACAAAAACATTAACGTATCTGATCGCGTCGAAGGTCAACTACCTGAGTTTATCAGGGAAGAAGATCAGCAGTTTGTCAACTTTCTCTTCGAGTATTACAAGTCTCAGGAGAAAACAGGCAGACCGTATGATATCCTCAATAACCTTCTCAATTATCTCGACTTAGACGAGTATAATACAGAGCAGCTTTCTAGCAGCACACAACTGCTTTCTAATGTAGGTCTTTCTGAAGACAAACTGGAAGTAGAATCGATTGATGGTTTCTTGGATCAGAATGGATCCATCATGATCGATAATGAAGTCATGTATTACGAGTCTGTGACTCGTGGTCCTGATGCTATTATCACTCCTGGCGTATCTATCGCTCAGTTTGATAAGAAGAAACAACAACTGGAAAATCCTTTTACACTGTTCGATGGTGTAAGGACATCTTTCCCCCTGAGTTTCCTTGGCACTCCCACTTCACCCCCAAGTGCTGAGCATCTCCTTGTAATCACTTACAACTACTTCAATATCCCTGGGGTTGACTACTACCTTGAGGGAGATGAGATTCGTTTCACCAATCCACCCCGTGAAAGGACTGGTGTTGACAATTCAGACTTTACTCAGATCATTTATCTGGTTGGTTATGCAAACCAACCTATTTTGACGTTGGATGCTGTCCCCTATACCGAGTGGGAAGGTGGACATGAGTATCCAATGCGTCTCAATACTCAGGCATACCGCCCAACGTCGGAAATTGGTCTGATTATTCATAAGAATGGCAGACTGCTGAAACCTTACGAAGATTATTCAATCTTTGAAGATACTCTTATCTTTGATTCAGTGTTGGGTGCTGCTGATGTCATCCATATTAGATCTGTTGAATATATTGCACCTGCATATGGATCTGGTGCTGATGCTATTGTCCAGGTAGCAGAAAGTGGTGCTATCTCTCGTCTGATCCCCAAGTCAGGTGGTAGTGGTTATCGTTTGGACTTTAATCCAAAAGTTGCCGTCATCTCAAAAACGGGTGAAGGTGCAACTGCCAAGTCTCTGATTGGCGGTATCAAAGATATTCGTCTTATTGATGGTGGTCAGGGTTATTCTTCATACAACCCACCTATTCCCATCATCGCTGAGCCTGTAAATAGCAGCGGCAGTAATGCTGTTCTGTCTCTGACTGTTGATGACGTTACAGGACAAGTTGATTCTATTACCATCGAGAATTCTGGTAGTGGATATGACTTCATCCCTGCTATTACATTTAGAAACCCCAGTGGTGCTGAAATTGGACAACCTCAGATTGACTCCGAGGGTAGATTGGTTGCCAATAGCATTGCTGTAACTGAAATGGGTTTTGGATACTCAAATCCTCCCATTGTATACATTGATCCTGCTCCCGAAGATGGTATCAACGCTGCAGCAGTTTCTAGAATCAACCAAGACGGTCAGGTCTACGAAATCCTGATCACAAATAGAGGTAGAGGGTATCTTACCCCTCCTAGAGTCCGTATTATCCAACCTGTGGGCGCACAGGTGCTTGACGTGACCGTTGCATCGGGATCTGTCACTAATATCGAGATGTTGACGGGTGGAAAGGGTTATACCGACGCTCCTTCAGTTTATATTGTTGATGATCGCAAAGATGCTTACGGTGAGCCTATTGGCGGCACAGGAGCAGAAGCAATTGCAACGATCTTCAATGGTGAGATCACTGACATCAACGTTGTCAACTTTGGCGAAGGATATTCGAGCGAATTCCCACCTAAGATCTACATTGCTGAGCCCAAGTCTGCTAGAGCATCTGTAGATGTTGGATATGATGAAGTCACAGGTTTTGACATCATTGAGCGTGGTGCAGGTTACTCACCTTCGGCATTCTTGGGTGTTTCTCGTGGTGTATCTGGTCCTGTTGGATATGATCAACTCCACAACGAAATCTATGCTGGTGAGTCTGCTCTGAGGCAGTCCACACACCCTGAGGGGTCTGTTGTAACTAATTTGGACTCTCTCTTCCTGAGAGAAGTCTTTGATAAGTTTAGAAGACAATTCCTGCCCACTATTGATGTTGACTTTGCTAAGGTCAACCCTGTCCAGGTCATTAAGACCATTAAAGACTTCTATATCTCAAAAGGCACCGAGCTCGCTACTCAGTATCTGTTTAAGATCCTGTTTGGTGAAGAAATCTCTATCTTCTATCCTAAAGATGAGATTATCAGTCCTTCCCATGCAACTTGGGTGGTTGACACTGTGTTGCGTGCTGAGTTGCTCGAAGGCGACCCAAGTAATCTGATTGACTCTCAGTTGAATCAGTATGCTGACCCTGTTGACCAGAATATCAAGGCAGCATCTGCTCTGATTGAAAATGTCATCACTATTATTGAAGGAACTGACACAATCTACGAATTGGCAATCTCAGAAGAGACTCTGAGTGGCGAATTCAAGATTCCTTATAAAACTACCTTGGTAGAGCCTCTGACTACTGATGGTCAGATCATTACTGTTGACTCTACTATCGGATGGCCAGAAAGAAACGGCACAATCCGTATTAACGACCAGGAAGAGGTCCAGTATAAGGAAAAATCACTCAACCAGTTTATTGAATGCACCAGAAGCAAAAATGGTGTTGTTGAGGACTGGGATCCTGGCACTGTGGTCCAATCTGACATCTTTGTGTATGTCAACAGAGGCACAGACCAAGAATGTAAGATGCGTGTCTTGGGTATTGCTGAAGCAGGCACTACCGTCCTGGATGACACTGGATCTTACTACATTCAGGGTGACAAACTGAAAGTTGCTAACCTGGGATCGACAGCACTCGATGAGAGACTGTCTTCTTGGTTGTATAACGTCAAGAAACTCATTCAAGTTGATCGCATTGAGTCTGGTGGTGTTAATAACCAGACTGCAACTGTTTATTGTAATAATCCTCACGGTCTGCTGGTTTCTGATCAGGTGACGATCTATGGTGCAAACCCCGTTGTGTATAACGGCACCTTTACCGTCACATCTCGTATTGACCCCCTGACCTTCTCATATCAACTGAATACACCTACCGATATTATCCCTCAAGGTAATATCCTGTTGTCAGTTGACCTCAATAGAGGTAAGTCAGATCAAGCATCTATTGATAAAGTTGTAAGTGAGTTTACGACTAACATCCAAAACTCCTTCTTTAATGATGAGTATGTGTATGTGGCAGCATCTGGTCTGCCCAACTACAAGATCGGTCCCTTTACAGGATCGGCACTGATTCCTGGCAACCAGCGTAAACTGCTGAGATTCCCTAGAGATGTCCAGACTATTTCCGAACGTCAGAATGTTGCTGCGAATTCACCAATTGGTGCATGGATCAATGGTGTCTCTATCTGGTCATATAAGTCTTCTGAGTATGTCCAATTTGGACCTCTGACTGGTATCGCAGTAACTAACAAAGGTGAAAACTATGATGCTGGTAACAAACCTGCCCTAGAGATTACTGGTGGCGGTGGTAGTGGTGCTGCTGGCGAAGTTGTTGTTAATGGTAGTCTGACATCATTTACTGTTACTAACCAAGGTAGTGGTTATACCGAGTCTCCTCTGGTTTCTATCGTTGGTGGCGGTGGTAGTGGTGCAACTGCACAAGCAGTTATCACTGGCGGTCGTGTTACTAGAATTCTGGTTGAGCAGCAAGGTAGTGGTTATGATTCGCAACCTAGTGTTGCTATTACTGGTGGTGGTGGACAAGGTGCAACAGCAGTTGCTAACGTCCGTGGTCCTATCTCTGGTGTTAATATCACTAACTTTGGCACAGGATATACTTCAGATCCTGAGGTCAGAGTCAACTCTGGTGAAGGTGCTTTGGCACAACCCATTGTGATCAATGGTCGTATTGTTTCTATCGCTATTATTAACTCTGGTAGTGGATATACCACACCACCTAATGTAATCATCAATGGTGATGGTTTTGGTGCTATTGGTCAAGCAACTATCGGCACAACTGGTGAAGATAAAGGTCGTGTGCTGTCTGTGACTATCACAAACAGAGGTGTTGGTTATACTCAAGGTAATACTACTGTTAGATTGGAAGCTATTGGTGAAAGAGCAACTTTCACTCCCGAAGTCTTCAAGTGGAATAGAAACCTTCAGTATGATCTTGTCAATAAGTATGACTTTGCAAGAGGTTATGTCTTCACTGGTTATAACAACCAGTTTGGTGGTGAGTATGCTCACCTGAGTGATCCTAAAGAGTTGCGTTATGTGGTTGGTGACAACGTATTCCTTGATCCTGTAACCCAGCAATTCAAAGAGCTTGAAACCAACTTCAGACACTCACCTATCATCGGTTGGGCGTTTGATGGTAACCCCATTTATGGTCCTTATGGTTATATTGATCCCACTGACCAAAACAGTGGAATCAGAAGACTGCGTACTTCTTATAAACTGAAAGATAACGTAGTTTACGATGAGTCAACCAATCCAAACCCAGCTCGTGTAGATGGTCCTGCAATTGCAACTTACCCTGCTGGATCGTTTGTAGCAGACTACACCTATGACTTCCAGTCTGGTGACCTTGACAACTATAACGGACGTTTCTGTAAGACACCTGAATACCCCGATGGCACTTACGCATATTTTATCACAATTGATGCGTCAGAATCTGGTGTTGCAGAATTCCCATACATTATTGGACCTCAATTTAACTCACTGCCCGATAACTGGAATTTCGATCAAGCAGCAACACAGGAAAACATTCCTGCTGACGTTGTAAGATATAGAGATCCCTATGTTGACGTTGATATCGACATTGATCGTCAACCTAACCAAGAAGCAGATGTCCTGACGACTGAAGTTGAAGGATATCCCATCATCTTTGAGATCCAAGATAGCAACAATGATGGTCTGATTGATGCTCTGGAGCAGCAAGAGATCCTTGAGATGTCTGAAGAGGCAACTCTGCAGATCTATGACTACTTCCCTCAGGTTTCTGAAGAATCTAGAGTTGACATCGAAGTTGAGACAACTACTCAGTTTGAGAATGCTCAGATTGATGGTTTCGTGATTGAAAACCCTGGTGAGTCTTATCAGGTTAATGATACTGTCTTCTTCGACAATGAAGGCACTGGTGGATTCGGTGCATCTGCAATTATCGACTCTGTTAAGGGTCAGAATATCCTTGGTTATACCAAGGAGATGATTGGTGATCGTCCTTACGGCGTTATTACTACTGATATCGAGCACGAGTTGCGTCCTCAAGACGTTATCATCGTCAACTCACGCCCCATTACTGACAATACCAATAAGTCATTCAAAGTTAAGGTTGTTGCTGGTATTGAGCGTATTCGTGTCCTGCAAGAAGGTATTGGATACAACGCTGACATTCCTCCTACCTTTGAATTGATTACAACTCAAGGTCAGGATGGTGTGCTGCGTCTGAATCTCCAGAATACTGGTCAAGTCCAGACTGCAGACATCATTAACTCTGGTAATGGATATGATCCTGAGAATCCTCCTCAGATTCGTGTTTCGCATCCTCAGCAGTTTAAGAAGACTCGTTATTGGATTACTGACTATCTGGAAGCAGCAGGTAGAATCACCATTAACGATATGGTCCAGTCTTCTACTCGCTATACCTATGTTTGCGGTAGCATTACTGAGCCTGATGCCGATCAAGCAGCATTCCTTGCCAAGTTTGATGACCTGGGTCAGTTGATCTGGGATCGCACCCTCATTCCTCAGAATGCTAACCAGAAGCGTGCTGAATTCATGAGAATGACTCTTGATGAGTCACAAGAAAACGACCTCATTTATGTAACAGGCCAAACATACCAACCTGACGCCGATACCTTTAACCCTGACATCTGGATGGGTCTGTATGAGTCTGGTTTCGATAATGCTGCTGCCCCCGCAGGTATTCTGAAGTGGCAGAGAGCAATTGGTGGTATCTCTGGTAGCACAAGACGTGATTATGTTACTTCTATCCGTCTTGACCAAGAGAAGCAGATCTATCTTGCTGGTTATACCGATTCTAACTCACCTGATCCTTATGATATGTGGGTTATCCAGTGTAACCCCGAAGGTGACCTCGTAGAGAAGCGTAAGATTGCTTCTGAGGATGGATCTGAGAAGATTAGTCAGATTGAGTGGATTTCTAACGATCGTTTCCTGTTTATCGGTGAAAACGAAGAAAACAACGACTGCATCTTCGGTGTATTCTTCTACGATGGTGCAAACATCGAGATTGACTACATTCGCCAGATCCCTGTGGTTGGTGGATACGTCAGAGACCCAGAAATGGCATTTGACGAGTATGGTGATGCTGTTATTGTCTGGAATGTTTACAATAACGCTGCTGCTAAGTATGACAAGATCCAAGTCAGCAAATTCCCTTATGCAAGTGCAAATACTGGTTGGGAATGGACTAAGACTCTGACTGTCAGTGGCGATTTCCGCTCAATCAAGCACGCTGGTGTTTCTGTTGATGTATTTGGCAATTATACTGTTGTTGCCGACGTTGATGCTTCTGAAAACGAAAGATATGCTCTGATTGAGTATATGAAGTATGACGGCACCATCATTACCGAAACTAAGGTTGCTGATCCTGGAAATATCGGTTTCCAAGCGAAAAGACACGTTGTTGACAACTCTGGTGACTGCATTATTGGTGCAGACCGTCGTCAGAGCGATCAACTTGCTGCATTCCGCTTTAATGACCCCAATAATAGTCTTGACTTCACTAAGCAAGACACTGCAACTATTGTTTACTCAGATCCTGGAAATACTTCTAACGATACCTCGATTTATCGTTTTGGTAGCGGATCTCTGAAACTTCAGGCACCTGCACCTGTTGCTTACACTGGTTTCAACCAAGAAACTCAAGAATGGAGTTTCAGAGCATGGTTTGCAATGAATAGCACTGCACATGGCACAAACCATGAGCCTGTCCTGTTTGATATCAATCCTACCGCTGGTAACCCCATCAGAGTGTCGATTGATGGTGATACAACGTCTCCTAACTATGAGCGTGTCATTCTTTATGTAAATAACGTCCAAGCAGCAACTTCTACCACTGTTGCTAACTGGACAGCGTTTGCTGGCACCTCTTGGGTCCATGTGACTTTCCAAAAGCGTGAAGAGTCCTTGGGTCTGTATCGTTATGAAGTATTCTTGAATGGAGTCCAACAGATCTCCTATCAGTCTACAGATGACATCTATTTTGATGATCTGTCACTTGCAGGTCCTCAAACTGCTCCTGGTGCTTCAAACTGCTTCATTGGTAACATTGATGATCTGGTTATTGATGATTTTGCTCCATATGAAGGTGGATCTTATACAGTCCCAACTTCCGAGATTGCAATCACCACTTCCTTCTCAGATGTAACTCTTGTTAAGTTTGACAGACTTCATACTAATGAAGGTAACACATATACACTGACAAACGTCAGAAATCATGGATCTATTGCATTTACTGATGCAGAGACCCTTACAGTGTGGTATACACTCAATATGCCCGCTCTGAGTGCCTGGGAGGTCGGTCCTGGCGGTTTGCAGATCCTCGACATGTCTCAGACCTTCTCTACGCTGAATCCTGGCACTTATACCTTCAGCAGCCAAAGAGACTCTTATGCATCTAAGACATCTACAATTCCTTCACCTCTCGGCAAGAAATTCCTGATTGAAGCGGATGTTGTCAATAAATTCTACATGCGTGATGCATTGTATCAGAAGATTGACAATGTGCTTGACTTTACTTTCAATCAAGACGTAAAACTCACCAAAGGGTCGATTCTACAACAATTCAACGAGGCTGGTGTAACCCAGGCATATGGCACGATTGTAAACGTCCCCGCAGGCACTTTGGAGAATCCTGGTGTCGGCACTACTTATGAAGTCGGTAAAATCTTCGGCACCTTCAATAATACTGATAGATTCCGCACAACTGCTGGAGATGTCAATGAAATTGCTGGTGAATACTTCGATAGCGAAGAACCTGAGTCACCTTGGCAAGCAGCAACAGCATACGTTGCACAAGACCGAGTTTACTATCAGAAGCGTATTTATGAAGCACAGGGGTCAGGCACCTCTGGCACAATCCCTCCAACCCACGGTGCTGGTGTTGTAAGCGATGGTGTTATCAACTGGGCATTTATTGACGATGCAGGTAAGTTTGATGTTGATCTGACTCAACATCCCTATCCTCGTCCTCAATACATCGGTAATGACATGCCCGAGTGGCTGCCTCATCGTTTGTATGCTGTTGGACAGAAAGTTTGGTATCGTCTCAACGTTTATGAGGTAGCACCTAGCGGTGGTGGTGTTACTACGACCACACCTCCTACTCATACCACTGGTGACGTTTCTGACGGCACTGTGACCTGGAGATTCGTAGAAACCAGAGAAGCGATCAGTCAATACGCTCGTTTCATGGAATATGACCTGGGCAATCACTATCAGGTCAGAATCGAAGAAATTCACCCTGGATCTCAGTATATTGTCGGTGACGTTGTTTCTCTTAGAGAAAACAATATTGAGTTGGCAGAAGATGAAAAGAGTGTCAAGATCGTAGGATTTGCTTCAGTTAAGAAGATTCGCGTCACTGCTCAACTTGAGAAAGACATTATTCGCACTGCATCTGCTCGCACCGAGTTTGTGTATTGCACATCGAATTCACCTCACTTCTACAATGTGGGTGACATTATCTACACTGAAGGTTTCCAAGGCACACAATTCAACGGATCTTTCTTCATTGATCAAGTCCTTGGCACCAGAGAGTTTACATTTGCTATTCGTGACCTTGCAAGTGCTAATCCAACCTTCAATCAAAATGCTATTGCAAGTGTCAACATCTATGCTAAGCATCCCACTCTGGTATTCACTAGAGATCACCAATACATCTTTGACCTGAGTGACACTTCTAACTTCGGTTATTATCTGTCATTCTCTCAGGATAACCAGTATAAACTGGAATACTCCTTTAATAACATTGTTAGAGAAGGCACTCCTGGTATCAACGCAACAGGGTCAAATGCTCCCTTTGTGAAATTCTCAGTGTTGGGTGATGTGACAAACATCTCCTACTACTTCGATCCTTCACGCACAGGTGATGATTCTCCTGTGGGCAGCAACTCCTTCATTGATGTCATCAAGACACCTTATGATGGTAGATTTACCGTCAGTGAAGTTGTTACTGACTTCCAATTCAAATTCCCCCTGCTCAAAGAGCCTGAGAAGAATTCTGCTGAGGTAATTACTGACGAGTTTGATAAACCATACTCTTTCTATTCAACGACTTCTACCAGAGCAATTGGTCCTATCAACACCATCAAACTGGTGTCTCCTGGTGGTTTCTATCAGAAACTGCCTATCATTAACGATATTGCATCTTTCCGTCAAATTGAGAAGATCATCATCAATGATGGTGGCACGGAATATGCACCTGGCATCTACTATGACGTGGCTATCGATGGTGATGGTGAAGGTGCAAAAGCAACCGTTACTGTTGAGTTGGACGACGAAGTTGGATCTGGCACCATTAGCAACATTAGTGTTGCTGACCCTGGTAAAGGATATACCACTGCAACTATCGACATTGATGCTATTCCTGGCATCCTCGGTGCAACTCTTGCTGGATCTGGTGCATCAGCATCAGTCATCATTCCTGCAGAAGGCACTGGTGCATCAGTCTTCCTGACTGGTAGAAATATCGGTAAGATCAAGAGACTGAAGAATAATGAATTTGGTTTCGGTTACTCTCATGACTACACTCTGAGACCTGAAATCACATTCCCAGTCAACCTGCAACTCTTCAATACTTCTATCCTGTCTGAGATCAAGATCACAGATCCTGGTAGTGGTTATACCTCAACTCCTGCTGTCGTCATCGAAGGTGGTGGTGGCACAGGTGCTGAGGCAGTAGCAGTTGTCAAAAACAACCGTCTGAGTGAAATTCAGATCAAGAATCCTGGTGCTGGTTACTCATCCGAGCCTACAGTCACCCTGAAGTCTGAGTTTAACTACGTTGTCAACCTTGACCTCAACTATCTGCAGTTTAACTTCCCTCATGGCATCACCACTGGTGCTGCTATCCAATTCCGCTCTGACGATGTTGGTAGCACTGTGGGTGAGTTGCCTAAGCCCAGTAGCGCAGGTTTGACCACCTTGGTTGAAGGTCAGATCTACTATGCAATTGCTGGTAATGAAAGTGGTCTGGAAAATGACCAGATTAGATTTGGTCTGACACCTCAGTCTGCTGCAGCAGGTGATTACATCACCTTCTTGACTCAGGGTAGTGGTCGTCAGGTGCTTCTGACCGAAGTCTTTGGTGGTAAAGCAGAAGCAATCGTTGAGACCTCTCGCTTCCTGGAAGGTGAGACGGTATTCCAAGGTCCTAACGTTGAGCAAGCAACTGCAACTGGCACAGTTTCAACTAACACTGGTTGGCAGATTGGTCCTAAGATTCTTAAGATCGTTGACTATGATGGCGACTGGTTGGCAGGTGAAAAAGTCACAGGCACCATCTCTAAGGCATCTGGTCTGATTGATAACCTGAGCATTGCTCGTGGTGTGCTGAATATCGGATCTTTGACCAAGACTCCTGGTAGATTTATCGATGACGTTGGTAAGCCTTCTGAGATTGTCCAGAAGATTCAAGACTCCTTCTTCTATCAAAACTTCTCTTACGTCATTAAGTCTGAGACTCCTATCTCTAACTGGAAAACTCAGGTCCTGGAGAATAACCACGCTGCTGGTTTCGCACTCTTCGGTCAACTGCAACTGACTGGTGGTAAGGACGTGTCTGGTCGTAAGATCGGCACCGAATTCACCAAGCAGGTGAATATCAACAACTACAGTAACGTCAACCAGATCACCTCTTTCGGTGCAGCACAACCTATCTACACCGACTTCAATAATACTGAGGTGCTCTTCCGTAAGAAGCGTCTTACCTCTTCTGAGGAAATTCTGACTTCTATCGTTAAGAAACTGGATAACGTTTCTGACAGATTCAACGGTATCGACAAGCAATTCCCCATCACAGTTGAGGGTGAGCAAGTTATCGTTAACCAGAATCAGTTGATGATCACCATCAACGGTGTGATTCAGGCACCTGGCGATTCCTATCAGGTGGTTGGTGGTAACCTCGTATTCTCTGAGGCACCCAGACCTGCATCTAAGGTCAACTACAGAATTATCGAAGTTACACCTACTCCAATTTACAGAATCAATCTGTATTCTGGTCAGGCAGGTATTCCTAACTACGGTATCTTCCCCACCCTGGGTCAGCAGATCCAAGGCGAAAACTCTGATGCATTTGCAACTGTTATTGACTCTGGCACCAACCACTTGGATGTTATTAACATCACTGGCGGTCCTTTCGAGTTGAATGAAGAGATTGTCCGTGGCACTCTCTTCTCTGCACTGGTCCAATCCGTTGATCTGCTCAATACTGACACCATCTTCCAATTCGGTGAGTCGATTACAAACCTGGAAGGTGACACTGCGATCATCGAAGAGACTAACCTTGTTGATGGTGTTATCAGCGATCGTCTGGTTGTTAGTAAGACTTCTGGCACCGCCAAGTATGAAACTGGTATCTTTGACCTGAAACTGAATGAGTTTATCTATTCTGCTAAGTCTAAGATTGCTGGTCAGATTACATTCATCTCACCTTATGTTGATCCTGTAACTTCCGATATCGTTACTGAGTTGGAGATCAACCCTGGATCCACATTCTACGGTCTGCTGTTTGAGCGTCTGGTTAGCATTACTAATCCTAACGTTATTCTGGATGATATCTCTAAGTCTTCTATCACTCCTACTGAGTTGTATAACGATGAAGAGCGTATCAATGCTGACTTCCTCGATTTTGAAGAAGTCAGAAGCACTGAAGTTACTTACACTGATCTGACTGGTGGCACTATTGCTGAAGGCGATGTCATCAAGAATAGAAGAGTTTTCTATGGCAACCCAACCTCTGCATATCATGGCACTGCAGGCAATAGATTCTATGATGCTGCAACTCGTATCAGAGAGAATAAGCAGCAACTGATTGATTGGGGCGATGCTGAGATCGTCGTTGAGCATCCTGACTTCTACTATCCTGGAGACATCCAGACAAATGAGTGGAGTAGATTTGCTGATGCACATCGCTTCATCCAGAAGAATAGACAATACATCGCTGCTAAGGCATACGATGATATGAAGGCACAATTCCCTTCATTCACCGATCCCAATCCCGCTAAGTGTAAGCGTGACATGGAGATCTTCATGGAGTCTCTGGGTGCTGACATCTATCGCGGTGGTAACGTCTACATCCGCAAATTTACCCAACAGTATTTCGATAGTACTGGTGCTCTAGTTTATGTGGATGGCGAGACACTTGAAACTCGTTTTGCATATGAGAAAGTCAAGGATTATGTCCTGCTTGCTATCACCAATAACCTGAGTGGTCAGTATACTGCTCTCCATGGTCCTGACGCTGGCACTGTATATGATGCATATCAAGATCTGACCATCACTGCTGACCAATCACCTAACGATGACTACGGCACTGCTGGTAGCAACACCGACAACACCGATCCTGACGGTTGCTCTGATGTCCAAGATGCTCTGACAACTCTGTGGGAGATTGTTGATGAGGCACTGACAAATGGCACTCTGTCTGAGTTGCCCGATGAGCAAGTTGGCACTTACTCTCCTGGTCAGGTCAAGTGTCGTCGTGACGCTGGTCTGTTTGTCGATGCTCTGGCAAATGACGTTGCACAAGGTGGCAACTTCAACATTGTAGAATTCACCAAGTCATACTTTGATGGTGCTGGTGTCCCTCTGACGAATGGTCTGGTTGGCGAGACTGCTGAGTCAATCACTGTCTTCAATAAGATCCGTGACCTGGCATACAGAGCAATCAACAACCTGCTGTATGACAAGGATCTTGAGATTCTCTACGATCCTCTGACCTATGGTGGCACTGCTCCTGGTCAACTGTATGATGCAAACTATGCAAATGGTAACAACCAGGATATCAACAACTGTGCTGATGTCCGTGCTTACATTGCAACCCTGACAGATATTGCTACTGTTGCAATTGCTGCTGGTAACCTCAATAACGTCAACGCTCTGGCATCTGTCAGCGACGGCACATATGTTGACGGTGAGACAATCCGCACAGCGAAGATTGCATATGACGATAAGTCTTCTGGTCTGTTTGTCCTCGGTCAGCAAATCCGAGGCGTTACCTCAGGTGCAGTCTTTGAAGCCGTTGGCGTCAACTCTGGTCTGAAGTGGATCTTTGCTGGTCCTATCACAGGCACTCTGCAAGAAGGTGAGTTGCTTACCAACTCAACTCTGGCAAATCAGGGTAACGTTGTCCAAACCAAGGTCAACAAGTATTTCAGACTCGATGGGCAAAAGGCACTTTCCTTCCCACAAGCAGGTTATCTGGTTGCTGCAGATTCTTACGATTATGCATTCGGCACTGCAGATGACTTCACTATCGAAGGTTGGTGGGCAGCTGCAGGAGTAACTGGCACACAAACTCTGGTTGACTTGCGTCGTAACGATGTAAACGTTGGTCTGCGCCTGGTAATGGATGGCAGCACCCTCAGAGTTTACAACGGCACTACTCAGTTGATCTCTGGTGGCACTATCACTGCAACTCTCTGGCAGCATATTGCTCTGGTGAGAAACAACAATGTCCTCCAGTTGTATGTGGATGGCACTCAGGTTGGCAGCAACTATGTTGATACCAATGACTACCTGTATACCAAGGTAACTATCGGTGCTGACTTCAACGCAGCAACTGGATACACTGGTTTCCTTGATAACTTCTTTATCAACAACAAGCAAGGTCTGTATACTCAGTCCTTCATCCCTGCCACACAGGTTGATTACACTAATGACAACATTGTCTTGGGTCTTAATGGTGAGGGCGACTTCATCTGCTCCACGACTGAGACATTTGCAACCTTCACTGGATCTCGCACCTCGTCGGCAACTGCTAAGGTCATTGACTACGAAACTAAGTCTCTGATCATCAAGGATGTTGATCTGGGTAGAGCAGAGCAAAGAAGATGTGCAGACATCATTGAATTGAATGATGCATGGATTGCTGAAGAGGCAGTCGGAATGATGAAGGCACAATTCCCCGACTTCATCATGCCTGGTGATGATCCTGCTAACAACTCTTACGGTGGCACAAACTACTGTCTGCGTGATACCAAGGATTACATCATTGGTGCATTGATTAAGGACCTCAGAGAAGGTGGTAACTATCACACTCTGTATACCGCTCGCACATACCTGGAAGCATCAGGAAAACTGAAGCACGTTGGTAATGAGATTCTGCAGACCCTTTACACATGGGATGTGGTTGGTGACATCATCAACACTGTAATTACAACCACAAGTCTGGATCTGACAGGAGCTTACAGTGAGAAACTGAGAATTCCTAACAACTTCTCCTCACCTGCGTCACAATCAGTCCAAGATGAAATTCGTGCTCTGATTGATGATCTCCTGCAAGTCCTTGCACCAACCCGTAATGGATTCAAGGATTCTGGTGTCCTCATCTGGAAAAACCGCGATTACATCGCAGAAGAAGTTGTTGGTTACCTCAATGACAAGTATACCAAGGACATTGATGGCACAGAGACCAACTTCCTCATCATGCCTGGTGCAGGTAGCTCTGGATGTATTGATGACATCAAGAATTATATTCTCCCTGGTATTATCGGTGACCTTGTTACAGGGGGCACTTACAACACCAAGGCAGTAATCGACAACTATCTTGACTCTCAGGATAATATCCTGCACGTTGAGCATGAGTTGAATCCCATGCTGGACGCCTTTGCATACGCTAAATTCCTGTGCTTGAAAGCAGCAAACAACATGCTGGTTTCTCCTAATACCACAGTTGCTGAATTGGGTGTGCCCGCTTGGGTCCAAAATGGCGATTACTACGAGCCTCTCTATACCACCAGATCAGCATATCGCGATGACACTATCACTATTGACACTCAAGGATGGCCTCAAACTGGAGTTGCTAACTGGAGTAACTACTATGATGCATGGAGACTGATCAAGGGTAATCAGAAGTTGATTGCTAAGGAAGCAGTGGCAATCATGAATGATCTGTCCAAGTATCAGACATTCGAGATCCCTGGTGGTGCTGTCAACTGTGAAGATGACATTGAGGACATGATTGATGCCGTCCTGCACGATTTGCTCCATAATTGCAACAAAGAAATTTGGGAAGCAGCGGAGCTCTACATCGAGCCTGAGGACAATTCACTCAAGCATATTGAAAGTGAGTGGGAAGCATCTGTAACCACTTACAAGATTGTTAGAGACCTTTGCACTCTGGCAATGCGTAATGCACTTGGTAGAGATTACATCGAAGGAAATGGTCCTGGATCGACTTCTGTCCAATCCTACGAGCAGAATCCATTCGAGATCATGTATCGCGATACCGCAGATGCTATCGACGCTAACATTCGTCTGATTGCTGAAAACGCTGTCTACGACGGTATGCAGCAATATCCTTCATTGAATATCAACGGTGGTATTCGTGGCGGTCAGGAATTTGATGTTGTAACTGCAACTTACGACCCTGCAAACGGCGTTTCGGTCATCAACCTTGGTGCTGGTCATGGACTGGTTACTGGAAACAGAATCACAATCCAACCCGAGTCTATCGGTTTCACCTGCACTCTGGATCAAAACAGTGCTACCAAATACTATCCCCGTAAGGGCGATGGCAACTATAACGCATCTATTGCAATTACTGCACATACCTCAGATACAATCACGGTAAACGTGGGTGCATCTGGTGTTGATGGTCAGTATGCTCACACCTTCGTCACCGCTAAGAAAGGTGCTGTGGTCTCCAATGGTTACATCGATTGTGTCCATGACACAACTGATATCCTGAAGTCACTGGTCTTCAACTTGAAGTATGGTGGCGAAAACTGGATGCAGTATGCTGCTGAATTCTATGTCAACACTGCAAATACTATTCAGCACCTGAGTGGTGTTACAACAGAGTCTATCTGGATTCTGGAGAGAGCACGCGACCTGGCGAAGCGTGCAATGAGAGATCAACTGATCACTAACAATGCTGGATGGAGTGCAGGACAGCGTTACTACGACGCTACGCCTCAACCCACCAACCAATTGAGAAATGTTGATCCTGTCAGTGGCGTTGATATTACTACGTTTAACAACATCTCTACTAGAGATTGGGCATTCCGCACAGTTAGCATCAGCACCAACCCTGCAGTTGGTGTGACGCCTACTGAAGATGCTGTATTTGAATTTGATGCCGTCCTGCCTAGCAGCGGTCTGACAGACTTTACTTTCCTGTCATTTGGTAATAACTCTTCCCAGGGTCTGTATCTTGGATTCCGTGACAACCAAACTTATCTGAGACTGCGTGCTGGTAACTCCGACACTACTGTTGCAGGTGGTGCTTCACATAGCGATACTGGTCTGGCATTGGTTGACGTGCCTGTTGCTGACCTGATTGCTGATGGTTACTTCGATGATAATCGTCACCAGATTACTATTGAGATCCGTGTTGGTGGTAACCAGATCCTTGGCGCTGGTCGTGTGAGAATCTGGATTGATGGTAATCAAATTGGAGAAGGTCAGACCCCTGGTAATACTTCTACGGGTCTTGGTGAAGCAGCAGGTATCTGGTGTGCAGATAACAACAATGGCACTTACGGTGGTGGTTATGCTGCTGCTTCTGTGCCCGCTGGTGAGAATAACACAACTGCACCTCTCTCACCCTATGCTCCTAGTGATCTGATCTACTACAGAAATCGTCAGGTTGATCCTGGTTTCACTGGCACTGAGACTTCAGAAATCGAAGCAAGAATCGATACTCTGATGCAGGTTGTTACTAATGCAATCTCCAATCCTGGTAACGTTGCAAACAATTCCTACAGTCTGCCTTATATCTGGCCTATCAAGTATACGCCCGAGAAGGCATATAGAGATCTGACAGTCGGATATGACTTCGCTAATGGTGGTCAAGATCAAGATGGTTTCTGGAATCAGACATGCCCCAATGTCGCATCCGCTATTGATACACTGTTTGACATTGTTATCAATACCATCACAGAAGCTGCTGTCAATAGCAACAACTACTTGACTGGTGTGCCTAAGACTCTGCCCCCAACTAACAATACAGAATATCAAGCAGGCACTTGCCATAACGAGCAATCTGCTATCGACACTCTGTTTGATATCATGATTGATACTCTTGGTGGTGGCACTAATAATGAGAAGCATGTTGCAAATATGCTGCTCTTCAACCACCAGGCAATTGCACAAAGAGTAATTGATCAAACTACTGCAAACTATGCATCCACAAACGTAGATATCTCCTTCGCGGATGCTGTCTTGCGTGCGGTTAGATATGACATGGTTACTGGCGGTAATGCTGGATCATTCCGTCTCGCTCAGACATGGTTTGATGGTGAAGGTAACTTCATCGCCTTCCAAGATACAACTAGATCTCACCTGATCTATGCTCTGACACGTTGTCGTGAGTATATCAAGAGTGCTCTGTATCTCCTGGATGAAGATCCAGGTTGGGCAGGATATCCCACCTTCGCAGGTGATGATGGACAACGCTTTGAGTGGTTCCAGGAAGCAGCAGAGTTTATTATTGACTCCTCCCTCAACCCTCTGGAATATGCTCTCGAATTGAGCAAATTCCCAACTGAAGCAAGCGTGACCTTCGTGGCATCTACGGATGCACAAAACATGAAGACCTCGCACGAAATGGGTATTGATTACAATACTGATCCTGCTCTGGTCTTGCTGACACCTGTTGTGGAAGTGGGTTATGAGCGTGCTGAGTATCGCATCAGAATCAACCGTCCAAACCAATTCCGTCGTGGTGATGTCCTGCAGTATATCCCTGCATCCCAGACCTCCCTGGAAGGACTTTCTGGTCAACCCTTCTTCTATTGCATCACTGCTACTGCAACATGGTTTGAGATTGGTGCTCACTACATCCATGACGGTCGCTTTAAGAAACTTGAGGTTGATCTCACCAATTCTGGTCAACAGATCTTCGCAGTCACAAGACGTAGCGGCATCAATCGTGCAACTACTGTCTTCCCCGAAGATCCTTCAGAGACCCCAATCCAGGGTGGATTTAATCCCGCTGACGTGCTCGTGGGATCCACCTCAGAAGCAACTTCTGAAGTTGGTAGAGTCCAGTTTAATGAAGCAAACATCTTCAAGGTGTTTGAATACTATCCCCTCACCAACGTCTCTTCTGTCCTGGGTGTATATGACCAATTCATCAATGGAGAGCAAGTTGTTGTCCAAGGTGCTACCGCCAACAGCGGATATGTGCTCCAGACAACTCCCGCAAATAACGATGGTGAGTCATTTGTAAAACTTCTCAATCGCGCAGGTGTTATTAACCCTGGTGATGTAATTGAAGGTGTTGATAGTGGTGCTACTGCAACTATCGGCACTGTTGAAGATAGATTCCTGCTCGACGTGACCTTGGGTGACTTCGCTACGGGTGAATGGTTCTTCTCCAAGAATTCCTCTTACGAGGGTTACATGGATACCTACATCAACAAGGCAGGATCTCTCACGGGTAACACTGGTGGTCGTATCACGATCGATGTTGAAACCATCTCTAATGCTTGGAATGCTGGTGATGTTATCTACGGTAACGTCACAGACTACATCTTGGAAGTCAAGGGTCTCTCTGGCACCCAGATTCAACTTAACCAGTATGTCCACGGCGTTGCAACTTATCAGATTGACCTGGGAGTTGCAATCACGGACACAGGTGTCTCAGATACCTTCCGCGTGGGTGATGAGGTATCCTTGTTACAAGGTACCACAGAGAAGAATCCTGGTTTCCGTGCAACTGTAACTCAATACATCGATGGCACCAACGTTGATCCTAGCGATCCTACCTATGGCATCCATCGCCTGTTTATCACCAACTTGCAACCCGTGGGTATTGGTGCTGACATCACTGAGTTGACTAATCCCGCCAACAACATTGGTAAGATTGATATCGGATCCAACTTCCCAACAATCTACGCTAACGTCGTTAACGTAACTACAACCACATATTCTGCCTACGGACGTGTTGCTTCAATCGTGCAGCAAGGTATCACGGCAACTATCTGGTTGGAGAATGTAGTTGGCGAATTCATCGACAACATGTCTCTCCAGTCCGACTACGGATGGGGCGGTGGTGTTTCCAAGGCACGCACACTGGAAGGTCGCGTTGAGCGTTACTTCCGTGGATTCGACGGCACTCAAACTCAGTTTGATCTCACAATCTCCAATGGTGAAGCATACTTCCCCGATCCCGCAGGTCACCTGCTTGTCTGGGTCAACGGTGTGCTGCAACCTCCTGGTGGTAACAACTCCTACGTTGCATTCTCCGATAAGATCAACTTCTCCGAGCCACCTGATATCGGATCTGAGTTTATTGGTTACTACGTTGGTAAACTCCGTCAACTGGATGATATCAGCTTTGAGTTTGACTCCTTGAGATCTTCCTTCAACCTGAAGCGTGACGGTCTCTTCTACTCACTGACGCTGACTGAGGGTGTTTCCTCTAACGTGATTCGCCCAGAAAACAATATCATTGTTTCGCTCAACGGTATTATCCAAGAGCCTGGTGTTGCATATGAGATCGTTGGTTCTAGAATCATCTTCGCTGAAGTGCCTCGCGCAGGCGCGACATTCGTTGGATTCTCCTACATTGGTAGTGACGCTGACGTGATTGCAGCAACTGTGGTGCCTCCCATCGAGACTGGTGACAGACTCTTCATTGAGGGTGAGGAATTCGGTCGTGAGGTCGCTCTGATTGAATCTTCCAACTCACTGATCACGTTTGAATACACAGGATCTGTTAAGGGTCGTAACGCACAAGCACTTGCAAACATCACTTCTGGTGAAGTTACAAATGCTCTGCTCACCTCCCCTGGTGACGGTTATACCAGCATCCCCAACGTGGACGTTATCTCTTCCACTGGTTTCGACGCACGCATCAGAGCACTGATGGGTGTTGCAAGAATCGATGTGAAGGACTCTGGTGTTAACTACTCTTCTGCGGCAGTTGCAGTTGATAACGAGGTCCCTGATGACTTCACCTCACCCGAAGGCACACCCGTCAATGGCGGTTTTGATGTCCTCGCGGGCGAAGGTAGCGAATACACTGGCGGCACAACTGTCACGCCTGGTGCAATCGCAATCGCTCAGGATCCTGTCAATGTCACGGTTAACCAGGGCACTACTGCATCCTTCACGGTTGTGGCAACGGTCTCTAATGATCAGACCCTCAACTACCAGTGGCAGAAGAAGGAGTATGGCACTCAGACTTGGCTCAACATCATTGGTGCTAACCAAGCAACATACAACACTGCGAATACTGTCCAATCTGATGATGGTGATGAATACCGCGTTGCTATCACGGCAGCGGGTGCAACACCTGTCTACTCATTGTCCGCAATCCTGAGCGTCCAGACTGGTGCTACTGTGATCAGTAACTTCAGTCCCGTCCAGATCTTCGACGACAACTAAATAAAAGTAAAAAGCGATGACTGCAACCGCCAGTTATGACCAAGCCACAAACATCCTCACGGTGGCGGCAGATGGACTGCCCAACCCCGTGGGGTATGGCACGTTCCCGAATGACAATAATCCCAACTCAGTAACTGAGCAGGATTTTGATCACGACTTCTTTTATCGTGGCGGCACGTTTGGTATCAGTCGCACCTTTGATAGTAATGCATGGGTCCAAGATGGATTCATCAGATCTATTTCATTGTCATTGAATGACAATAGTTTGTTTGGCACTGATAACGAGATTCGTGTTGGTGACCATCTCATGTTTACCTTCAGTGATGGTATCAAGAGAAAATTTGTTTATAAAGGCACCTCATTTACTTCAATTGAAGATGAGTGTTGGTTAGCATCTGATGATCGTCTTGACCTCATTATGAGGACTCAAGAAGCAGGCACGACTGGCACCTATGAATACTATGATCAGAGAAATGCTCGCCTAGAGACACCTCTGGGTATGATTGGTGTTGCTGCTAATGGTGTAGCATTCTTTAATCCTAGTGCTGGTGGCGGTGGTCAACCTCCTATTGGATTTAATTGGAATGCACACTTTGACCCAGACATCGTAAACTTCGGTCCTGATAATTGCGGTGGTCACCCTGAGCAGTCGGGACAATATCACTATCACGATAGTCACTTTATCGATTGCTGGAAGGCAAATTCAGCAATGGCAGGTTATAACGACTATTACGGTAGCACACAGTTTAATGGTGACAACATCAGACACCCTGATGGTCACTCCAAAATGCTCGGCATTGCTTTTGATGGATTCCCTATCTACGGTCCTTTCAGTTATAACGACCCCTGGAATAATCTAAGTGGTGTCACAAATATGACCTCATCTTATGGTATTAAAGATAATGAGGCACCAGGGAGACCTGAGTATGGTAATGACTCCGACAACCCTCCTGCAGGGGCACTGATACAGGACTGGGAGTATGTAGAGGGCACGGGATCACTTGACTACCATAACGGTAGATTTTGTGTAACACCTGAGTTTCCTAATGGCACATATGCCTATTTTATTTCTACAGATGCATCTGATGCAGATGTCCCCACATTCCCATATTTGATGGGATTTACACCCAGAGAAACTCTGGATACAACCTTCACTATTGAGACTGTAATCCCCGATCCTGGCGAGGGTGGTGGCGGTGGTGGTGGCGCTCCTGTGCTTCCTACATTGCAGTTTACTCTGCAACCTCAGAATGCAACCCAGAATGTTGGAGAGACTGCAACCTTTACAGTTGCTGCTCAGATCCTTCCAGAAAACGGACCTATCTCCTATCAGTGGTATCGATCTACTGATGGTGGATTTGCGTTTGCTGCAATCACTGGTGCAACAGGCACTAGCTATTCAGTGACCGCTTTGGCATATATGACTGGTTACAAATACCGTTGTCGTATTAGAGGACCAGTCCCACAAAATAATGCAGAAAACTCACCTCTCGATTCTAACTCTGTCACTCTGACAGTTACTGGATCTGGTGGTGGTGGAGATCTTGATAACCGCTTCGATAGCACTACTAGCACAATGGACTCCACAATCCAAACCTTCGACGGCACCTAAATAACACTGTAAAAGAGTAACCATCCATGGCCAAGCAAAACCTTAGTATTGGTAACACCGCTAATGACGGATTGGGCGATAGTCTCCGTGATGGTGCTATCAAACTCAACAGCGTCATTGACGAAATCTATACCGCTCTTGGTAACGATACCAACCTCCAGGTAAACGTAGGGACTCCTGCAGATGGACAGGTATTGCGATGGAATGGATCCGCTTTTGCTGAAGCACACTATGATTCATTGACAGCGAATCTGAATGTCAAGACATTCCAAATCACATCAGAATCAAATGGTGATGTCGTAATTCAACCTAACGGCACAGGTAAGATTAAGTTATGGGGTGGCGGCACTGGTGATGCTTTAACTTATATTGATGGCACCAGTGGTAAGTTGATGTATTCAAACCATGTGGATGCCTTAACAGATCTGCCCGATGCTGCTACTCATCATGGCATGTTTATCCATGTCCATAATGAAGCACATGGTTACTTTGCACACTCTGGTGCTTGGACACAACTCCTAGATACAGGATCATCCATCGGTGATATGGATGATGTTGACCTTACAGTTGGCGGTGGTCCTTCTGATGGTCAAGTCCTGAAGTGGAGCACAGCTAACAGCAAATGGGAGCCCGCTAATGACCTCAATGGTGGTGGCGGTGGTGGTGGCACCACACAAAACTTGTTTGAAACTATCAATGCGGATAGTGGATCAACAACTGCTTCAGCAGCAACTGATACTCTGACTATTGCTGGCGGCACAAATATTCAGACATCGATCACTGGAGATACAGTCACCATTAACATGAGTGGCACTCTGGGAGATCCTGATCAAAATCTTTTCTCTGTAATTGGATCTGACAGTGGAAGTAAAACTGCGAATAGCACTGCTACTACTATTAACTTCGTTGGTGGCACTGGAGTTAGCACTGCTATCAATGGCGATAACCTCACTATTACAAACGACGCCCCTAACGTAGTCCAAGAAGTTTATCGCACAATCAGTGGCGATACTGGATCTACTACAGCAGCACTGTCTACCTCAACGTTGAGCATTGTTGGTGATACTGGCGTATCCACAACTGTCACCTCAAACACGGTAACCATTGGTGTTACAGGTCTTCTCCCCACAGCAAACTCCAACGAGGTGCTCATTTATGATTCAAATGATGGTTGGGTAACACAAGAATCTGCTGGTGTTGGTTTTGATATTGCAGGTGGCACGGTCAGTGGTTATGTGCTTACTGGTGGTGGTTACAACAATACCAGTGGTAACCCAACAATTTATGTCTATCGTGGATTTACATACAGATTCAATAACCTGACTGGCAGTGGACACCCATTTGCAATCCGTCAGTCTGCAGGTGGATCTGCAGTGACAGGCATTGCTGGATCACAAAATGGAATCCAGTATTGGACAGTGCCAATGACACTGAGTGCTGGCACGACATATGTGTATCAATGCACTCTGCACTCTGGAATGGTCGGTAACATTGTAGTGGTCTAATAGATGACAAGGACAGTCCCTGGAAGTGGCGCAGTAATTAACCCTATCTTCAATAGTATTTTTGGAGTTAGGGAAGTTTACGTTGAGAATGGAGGATCTGGGTATGACCCGAATGATCCCCCTAGACTCCGTATTACTAATAGTGGCACGCCAATTCGCGAAGCAGTCCTAAGACCAGTTATTGAAGGAGATAATGGCGAAATTACTGCTGTAGAAATCCTCGATCCTGGTGAGGGATACGATCCTCTTCGCTTAGAAATTACTGATGAGGGATCAGATGGTCATGCTACTGGTAACGTCTTCCTGAAAGAAGATGGATCTGGTGGCATTGACTTTATTCAGATCACTGTCCCAGGTGATGGTTATTTTGATACCTCTGCAGAGATCAAAGGTGGTGGTGGATCTGGATCTCAGTTAGTCCCCGTTACAGGTCTCATCACAGGTCTGACTATTGAGAATCAAGGTCAGAATTATACAGAAGAAGATGTCAACATCGTTATCTCTGGTGGCGGTGGTCAAGGTGCTACTGGTGTTGCATCAGTTAACAGATTTGGTCGTGTTACCAGTGTCCAGTTAACAAATCAAGGTGAATTCTTTGAGACACCTCCTCTGATTCAAATTATTGGTGGTGGTGGATCTGGTGCTACTGCTGAAGCATTTATTGATCTTGGTGTTATTACAAACATTGATCTGCTATCTGGTGGTGGAGGATATGTAAATGATCCTCAAGTCATCTTTACCAGAGATACTGATCTTGTTAGAGAAGCAAGAAACAGACAATCACTCAACTCTGTCCTGTATAACCTGACAGGTCTATTGACTAATGTTTCTGCTAATGCAGAAACAATTAACGTTGAGACTACTGATGCATATCCAGGATCTGGAAAACTGCTGATTGGTAGAGAGGTTATTCGTTATACAGGCAAAACTTCTACTTCTTTCACTGGTTGTGATAGGGGTGTCAATTTCAGATTTGACCAAAAAGTTATCCTCGATGGACTTCAGGATGATCCCAATACAGGTCTTACTAACTATCAATTCCAGGTTACTGACAAAGTTAGACGTGTTGTAGAAAACTCTAACAACCGAGTTGCAGTTGTTTATGACTGGATTAGAGATGAAAGAGCACTGTATGTAACCTTTGAGATTGACGAGCTAGCATTTATTGATGCAGGTAGATCAGGTGAGAAAGCAAAGATTGTGGCATTCGTTGCTGGATCTGCAGCATCATCAGGGACAGGTCAAGAACCTCACACATTGATTGAGGTAGAGGGCGAGGATATTGTTGCATTTACAAGTCCACTGTCGTTGATTCTCAATCGTCGATTTGAAGACGACGATGAGTCATATACTGATGAGAATGATGTTGTCCAGTATGGCGATGGCATTCCCGACTTGATTAACACCGCCACGGAATTTGAAAATCAAATCAATCTTGACGGTGGTATTGCATCATCTAAATATGGTATTGAGGAGACTATTGGTGGTCAAAACACCACTCTCTTCCAAGTGGGTGATCAGGTATATGACGGTAGTCCTCAACAGTTGGTTGCAACTATTCAGACTGCAGGTTTGCTTGGTGACGGTGAAGCACACCAGTCAACAGGTAGTATTGTTATCGAATATATCAATAACCTGATTAGTTTCCAACCTGGAGAAACAATTCAAGGTTTGACAAGTGGTATTACAGCAACTCTAGTTGCTTCCACCACAGGACCAAAGACAGGTCAATTTACACTGTCAATTTCTGACATCGTTGATAACGATCCTACATATAAGTGGGCAGTCGGTGAAACTCTGCAGGGTAGTCTCAGCTCTGCAACTGCAACGATTAAGACTGTTGAATATACAAAGTATGTAAGAAACGAGGACGAATAAGTCCCATAAATAAAAAGAAGGCAATTTCCTTAAAATGGCGCTACTTACCGACCAGTTTAGAATCTTTACTGCCGAAAGGTTTAGAAAGTCTTTGGAGGGTCCCGACCCTACTCAGTCCGACCTTGATGCTGGTAGTGATAGAGATCGACTGTATGTTTTCATCGGTCGTCCTCAGGCATGGGACAATGAGAATGCACCCCCAGACCCCGTGGATTCATTCCAGGAGTTTGCGGATGACTATTCCGATATGATCTCCATGAAGAGGGTGCTGGCGAATGATACTATTCAGGTTATTAGACGCACCGACTGGATTCCTCCTGAGCAAACCACTGGTGGCTTGGGTTATGTTTATGACATGTATCGTCATGACTATAGCTCAACTAAGACCGCATCTTCTGGTGCTACCAAACTTTATGATGCAGACTTTTACGTTGTTAACTCATCGTATCAGGTATATAAGTGCATTTATAACGGAACATCCCCTAGTGATCCTAACGGTAAGCCTTCTACTGTTGAGCCTACGGGTACTTCAACTTCTATTATTACCACTGCTGACGGTTATCGTTGGAAGTATATGTATACGATCCCTGTGGGTCAGGTGCTGAAATTCTTCTCCAATGAATACATGCCTGTGCTGAGTGACACCGCTGTGGTGTCTGACGCAATCGGTGGTGAGATCGATACTGTTATTATCGCATCCTCTGGTGCTGGTTATAACAACGGCACTTATGAAAACGTGCCCATCAAAGGCGATGGCGTTGGTGGTCGTGTTTCTCTGGTTGTTGACGGTGGTCGAATTGTCTCGGCAACAGTGACTTCGGGTGGTAGCGGTTACACCTTCGGTAAGGTGGTGATCGATGAGGTCAACGGTATCGGTGCTGGCACAGGCACAGGTGGTAACGTTGAAGTGGTTGTGCCTCCTACTAAGGGTCACGGTGCAGATCCTGCTACCGAGCTTGGTGGTTTCCGAGTCATGATCAACACCAAGTTTACCTACGCTGAAGGTAGTGGTGACTTCCCAACTGATAACGACTACCGTCGTATCGGTCTTGTCATCAACCCTAACAAGTATGGCACGCAAGAATTGACTGCTGATCTTACGTTGTCTGCAACGAAAGCAGTTATCTTTGCACCTTCCTTTACTGGTAACTTCCAGACTGACGAAATTATCACACAGTCTCGCACAATTGGTGGTCAGCAAGTGACTGCTCGTGGTCGTGTGATTTCCTGGAATAGCACCACAAAGGTCCTTAAGTATTACCAGAATAGGATTGATGGTATCTTCCCAGAATTTACTGGTAACTTGATTGAGTTTGAAGGTGGTAACCCTGTGGTGGGTGCTACATCAGGTGCGTCCGCTGACCCTGATATCAACTTCCCCATCGTTTCTGGTGCGTCAACTCGTATCATCAACAACACTGAATATGACCTTGGTATGGCGTTTACCAACGGTTATGCAAAACCTGAGGTCCAACCTAACAGTGGAGAAGTTATCTACATAGATAACAGAGGCGCGATTACTCGTGCTGGAGACCAAATCGAAGACATCAAAATCGTAATCGAGTTCTAAGATGCCCCAGAATACTAACCTTAACATCTCTCCTTATTTCGACGATTTCGATAAGGATAAGAACTTCTACCGAGTGCTATTCAGACCTGGGTATCCTATTCAGGCGCGTGAGATTACGACACTGCAGTCTATCCTGCAGAATCAGATTGAGTCGATTGGTCAGCACTTCTTCAAAGAAGGTGCAATGGTCATCCCTGGTCAGGTCGGTTATGACTTGAATGTCCAGGCGGTTATCCTGCAACAATCCTTCTTGGGTGTCGATGTCGAAACTTACAGGACTCAACTTCAGGGGCAAATCATTGAGGGTCTGACGACAGGTATTAAGGCAAAGGTCCTTTACTCCATTCCCGCTGCAGAATCTGAGCGTGGTTATGTCACTCTATACGTTAAGTATATTGAGTCTGGTGATACTGTTTCCGAAGCATCTATCACTACCTTCCAAGCTAACGAGCAGTTGATTGCTGAGAATGAAATTACTTTCGGCACAACGCTGATTGAAGTTGGATCTCCTTTTGGTCAGTTGCTGCCTGTTGAATCAACTTCTGTTGCTTCGACTGCATACATCAATGCTGGTGTTTACTTCATTAGAGGGCACTTTGTTGATGTCCCCTCCATGTATCTGATCCTGGAGCAATATGATAACAATCCTTCCTATCGTGTTGGTCTGGAAGTTAGTGAATCTATTGTTACTCCAGAAGACGATCCATCACTGAATGATAACGCAGCAGGCACATCTAACTATGCTGCACCTGGATCTCACAGATTCAGAATCAGGACTCAACTCGTTAAGAAACCAATTAACGACGAGACTGATAAAAACTTCATCGAATTGCTGCGTATCAACAATAGTAAGGTTGAGCAATTCGTTACTGCAACTGCATACTCCGAGCTGGAGAGATCTCTGGCACGTCGCACCTATGAAGAGTCTGGAGACTATGTTGTAGATACCTTCACCATTAAGGCAAGAGAGTGTCTGGATGATGGTTTCAACAATGGTGTGTATCGTCCTGGTGAGACCACCGCTCAAGGTAACATTGCATCAGATGAGCTGATTACATATGAGATCTCTCCTGGTAGAGCATATGTAAGAGGATACAGGACAGAATTCCTGGTGCCTCAGTATATTGATGCACCTAAACCTCGTGACTATGAAGGCGTCCAAAACGGTATTATCTCATTCCGTTTGGGTAACTTCGTTAAAGTATACGATGTATATGGATGGCCAGATCTGACTGGTGAGGGTGTTACCTCAGCATACCAGACTCTGGAAATGTACGATGACTGGACTCTGAATTCTGCTAACACTACAACTGGCAGAATGATTGGTCGTTGTCGTGCAGTCCAAATTCAAAAGGACACAGACACTACTTATGATCTGTGGATCTTTGATGCTCAGATGTTTACTGCTATCAACTTTGCTGCAGGTAACAACTCTGTGACTGTTGGTGACGTGCTGAAAGGTCGCACCTCCAATGCTCGTGGTTTCGTTGCTGACGCTGGTAGTGGCAACTGGTGTCAACTGGAGCAAGTCTCTGGCACCTTTGTGAATGGTGAGGTTATTGAAAGAGATGGTCGTGTTATCGGCACTCTGGAAGCAGCACATACATTCAACCTGACTGATACTAGATCCTGCTATGGCAGAAATAGCACTAACCAAATTACATTTGGTGCTAACTGGTTGCTGAATGACCAGGCGGAGATTGAAGCATCTACAGTAACTATTGATTCTGGTAATAACCAGATCGAAGGTTTCCGCACCAAGTTTGTGCAAGACCTGCGTCCTGGTGACGTTGTGACTGCAACTAACTCCACTTCAGAAGGTGAGAATTCTATCAGAATTGAGAGAGTTGATCCTCAGTATATTAAGACCATTACAGGTAATGCTTATACTGGAGCATCTAATGTCATCTTCAATGATCTAGATCAAACTGTCAGAATTGATAATAGTCTTGCCAAGGGCACTGTCCCTAACGGTGAATATGGCACTTTGGTGAGAATGCGTCCTTTCGTATTCCAGAAAGACTACCAGAATGGTGAGCTCACGATTGATACTCCTCGTATTTCGATGAGATCGATCTCTGACGAATCATTCTTTGTCTTCCGCACCTTCAACAACAAGACTGTGGTGTCTGGTGGTGTTACTGTTTCACTGCCTGAATCCGAGCAGTTTGCATCTCTCGATGATGAAAACTATATGCTCACTATCTTGGGTGAGTCTGGATCTGCATATAGCGTGGGTCAAAACCTCAACATCGATGCTCTGAATGATGCAGGCACACTGACAGTTACCTTCGGTGCTGATCGTCAGTCTGTGACCATTGATGGTCTGACTGGTGTCAATACTGTCAAACTGACAGCACTGATCTCCAAGAATATCGTCTCGAAGAAGATTAAAACCGCCGCTAAGATGCGTGCGATGAAGGTCATCAGGACTCGTAACAATAACGACCAACAGAAGTATGGTCTTGCTTACGGTAACCTGTATGGCACCAGAATCGAAGACGAAGAGATTTCGTTTGCATTGAATGATGTTTACAAAATCCACGCTGTATACGAGTCTGAAAATGACAACGATGCAGAGCCCCCTTACCTCACTCTTACTGAATCTACCTTCTTCGACAACGGCTCTGTTGTTGTGGGTCGCACCTCAGGTGCTAGGGGACGTGTAATTCAGTTTATCAACAGCACACTCCGTCTCTACGTCGTCCAACTCAACGAAGTCCCATTCCTCCCTGGTGAGACTATCGATGGTGTTGATGACGATAACACTCCTCTGACTGCTATCATCGATGACGCTGAAGGATCAGTGTTTAAGGGTAGTAAGGTTGTCACAACTCAGTATGAGTTGGAGCCTGGTCAGAAAGCACACTTCTATGATGTGTGTAAGATGCTGAGACTGCCTCAGTATACTCCTCCGATCCGCAAACTGCTGGTAATCTTTGACTACTTTGTCCATGAATCATCGGGCGATTACTTTGCATCTCAGTCCTATACAGGTATTGGTTACAAAGAGATTCCCAAGTATAAACTGGACGGATCGATTAACTTCCTGAAAGACCAGATTGACTTCCGTCCTGGTGTTGGTGAGTTGGCATCTGGTGCTGGCACCATCACTAACGAATTCTATGTGAATTGTGCTTCACTTGACTTCGGTGCTCGTCAGTTTGATACCTCTGGTGGCTCTGGTGGATCTACCATCTTTGATATTCCTAAGGTGGCAACTGAGATCCGCATGGACTACACCTACTATCTGCCTCGTGCAGACAAGATCTTCCTGACTCATGAAAATGAGTTGAGAATCGCAAGAGGTGTATCTTCTGAGGATCAACCACCCCCAGACAATATCCAAAACGCAATGCTCTTGGCACAGCTTGAGTGTCGTGCATATGTGTATGACGTTGAGCGTGATGTCCTGATCTATCCTGAGATCATCCGTCGCTATACCATGAAGGATATTGGCGATCTGGAGACCAGACTGTCACACGTTGAGTATTACACCTCACTGTCCCTGCTGGAGACACAGGCAGAGAATACTAAGACATACGATGACAATGGTTTCGACCGTCTGAAGAATGGTTACGTTGTAGATGACTTCACTGATCACACTATCGGTGACGTGCTCAACGTTGATTACAAGTGCTCAATGGACTTCAAAGAGGGTCACCTCCGTCCTGCACACTATACAACTAACGTCCCTCTGCAACTGAATGCACCTTCGTCTTCTAACGTTGTAAGGACAACTGGCAACATGGTGCTGCTGCCTTATGAAGATCTGGCAATCGTCACCCAACCATATGCTTCTAGGACAGAGAATGTAAACCCATTCAACGTGTTTACTTTCATTGGTCGTATTGACCTGACTCCTGCATCTGACGACTGGGTTGATATTAAGCGTCTGCCTGCTCGTGTTGAAAACGTTGAAGGTGACTTCTCTGCTGTTGCTAGAGACCTTCAGATTGACCAGAATGGTTTTGCTCCCATCCAGTGGGGTGGTTGGCGCACAAACTGGACTGGTGAGTCCTTGGTATCTACCACACAATTCAGAAACAGATCTGGTAGTTTCGCTGCTGGTGGTCGTCGTCTGGGTCGTCTGGGTCACGGTCAGGGTCGTCAGCCCATCTTTGTCCACGAGAGACGCACATGGCGTGTTGTTAACAACCAGGCACGTCAAGGTATCAGGACTCGTGTTACTCCCAAGATTGATCGTAAGTCACTTGGTGATAGCGTCCTGTCACAAACAGCAATCCCCTGGATTAGATCTCGTAACGTGTCCTTTAACGTGGACCGTATGAAGCCTCGCACAAGAATCTATGCATTCTTCGATGGCGTCAACGTTACTGGTTATATCACACCTAAAGTTATCGAGTTGGTCAAGTCTTCGACTGCTGATCCTCGCTCTAATGAAACTCCTTTCGTTGAGGGTGAGACTGTTGTCGGTCAAAACTCTGGTTGCCGCTTTAAGGTTGCCCCTGCAAATGATGCATATAAGACCGACCCTTACGGTGTTGGTGAAGCAACTCTTGCAGAGTCCTATGCATCTACTACACCATTCCTCAATATCGACACCCAAGTGTTGGCAGAAACTGTCAACCCCAATTTCTTTGGTAACTTCCAAACTGGTGAGGTGTTGATTGGTCAGACCTCTGGTGCTCGTGCAGTTGTGAAGGATCGTCGTCTCCTGACTGACAACATCGGTAACTTCCGTGGATCCTTCTTTATTCCTAACCCTGGTAACGACTCCAACCCCCGTTGGGCAACTGGCACCAGGACCTTTAGATTCACTACATCACCCACTAATAGTAGAGCAAATGATGAGGTGACCTCATCTGCAGATACTACTTACAGTGCAACTGGCACCCTGAGGACTGTCAGAGAGAATATCCTGGCAATCCGTAATGCTGAGATTGTAAGAGACACTGTTAATGATGCTCGCACGGTTATCACGACCAGGACTGAAACACGTCAGATTGGTTGGTATGACCCCCTGGCACAATCCTTTATTGTTGACGAGGAAGGTGGTGTATTCCTGACTGGTATTGATATCTTCTTCAAGACTAAGGATGCCAACATTCCTATCTCGATGCAGATCAGGACCATGGAGAATGGTTATCCTACCAAGGACATCCTGCCCTTCTCTGATACCACTATCGATCCCGATCAGGTAGAGCTGTCTGATAACGCAGCAGTGCCTACCAGATTCACCTTCAGATCACCTGTTTATATCAAGCAGTCTACTGAATACTGCTTCGTGCTTCTGTCAGACTCCAACGAATATAACGTTTGGATCTCCAGAATGGGTGACATCGATGTCTCTGGCACAAGGACGATCTCTGAGCAACCTTACGCTGGTGTGCTCTTCAAGTCACAAAACGCATCTACCTGGACTGCTGACCAGTATGAGGATTGTAAGTTTACAATCTATCGTGCGGAATTTACAGCAAGTCTTGGCACTGCAATCTTTAATAATGCAGACCTGGGTAAAGGTAACGGTGGTATTCACAACCTGATTGAGAATCCTATTCTCACCATCAAACCCAAGCAAACTCTGTTGCTGCCTGCAGGTCAGAATTATAACTTCACTATCGGTGCAAGAGTGTTGCAGTCACCTTCAGGTGCAAGCGGCACGATTACTGAGTTTGATGCAGTTTCTGATCCCGAGCGTGTCACTATTACCGATATTGACGGTCAATTCTCAGCAGGTTTCCTTGATGCTAATGGAGTGCCTTTCCAAGGTCTCGCATCATCTCAGTCTGTTGGCACATTTGTCTTGTCGGCAATTTACAACGGCACATTTGAAGTTGGAGATACTGTAACTGGATCTACTTCTGGATCAACAGGCACAGTTACTTCTTATGATTCAGGCACCAATACCCTGCTTCTTAACTATCTGTCATATGAATTTGATGCATCAGATACCCTGACAAATGCTAGTGGCACATCGGCAACGATTACCTCTATCGCATATTCAGGTGACTCTTATAACGCATATCCAACTCAGGCACCTAGTTACTCAGCCGATGATCAGGAAGTTGCAGTCTTCCATAGAAACCATGGTATGCACCAACGCACTAACAATGTAGAAATTGAAGGTGTGACATCTGAAGTGCCTCCAACAACTCTGACTTCTTCTCTGTCAGCAGGCACTACTTCTATTCAGGTGCAGGATGGATCGCAATTCCATACCATCGTTGGTGGCACAAATATCGGCAACCTGAATCCTGGTTATCTCAAGATCAATGATGAGATCATCCAATACTCCAGTATCTCCACTAATGGTCAGGTGATTACTGTTGCAACTGGTGGTAGAGGTGCTGGTGGCACTGCTGATGTAACTCATGAATCTGGATCTGTTGTCGAATGTTACAACCTTGATGGTATTCCTCTGACACAAATCAACAAAGTCCACGACAAGATTGAGTGTCCTTGGATCGACTCTTACATGATTAGCACCGACTTTGTTGCAACTAACGGTATCAGAGGTGGTGGCACAGGAGTGTTTGCTTCACAGAATGTCCAGTTTGAGTGTCTGACTCCTACCATCTCCACGATGGTGCTTCCAGAAACCGAGATTACTGCTCGTGTAAATACTACTACAGCAACGTCAGTTGGTGAAGGTGGTGGTGAAGGTGGATCTGCACCTCGCGACCAAGCATCCTTCATTAACAATGGTCAATATCTTGACGTTGTGCTCAATGAGGAGAATCATTTCACCACTCCTCAGATGGTCGCATCTAAGATCAATGAGCAAAACAAACTGGATGGTAACAAGTCACTGACAATGGCATTGCAGTTGACAACTGAGAAATCTTCTCTGTCTCCTTGTATTGACCTTGACAGACTGTCCTTGATTACTACAACTAACAGAGTCAACTGGTGGCCAGGTGGTCCTGCTCCTTATGGTCAGCAGTCCGCTATCGACCGCACACAGGATGTTTCCACTCTGCCTAACGGCGATCAAAACGACGCTGTGTATATCACACGTCTCGCACGTCTGGGTAGTGAAGCAAGATCTCTGAAGGTTGACTTCCAGATCACACGTCACCCTGCTACTGAAGTCCGCGTTTACTATCGTGCATTCAAGGCAGGCGACACCGCTGATCCTAATACCCTTGGTTGGGAATTGGTTGGCGAACCTCTGACAACTCAGAATCAACAGTATGACTCAACTCCTACAGATGAATATCTGTGGAAGGATTATGCATACGAGAAGAAGGGTCTTACCTTCAACGCATTCCAGTTGAAGATCGTCATGAGATCTAAGAATCAAGCGAGAGTCCCACTTATTGCTGATCTGAGAGCAATCGCTCTAGCTACTTAAAGCTAGTTTGTTTCAACCCTTACATGGTTGATTATAATTATTATTAGTTACTATGTCAAGTCCAAATAAGAAGACTGATCACATCGAAACTTACCGCCCAGACCTTATCCCTGTTGAGGGTAAGGACGGGTGGTTTAGGGATCCTGATTCAAATGCAATTGTCAACTGTAATAAAACGCAGTATGATGATTACATGGCTGCATATCGCAAACGCCAGAGGAAGGATGAGAAGTTTGAGGCTTTACAAAGCGATGTGGATGGTCTAAAATCTGACTTGTCAGAAATCAAATCGTTACTGAAATCATTAGTTAAAGGAGACTGAAAATGCCTGCTGACGTGACCGAGACTGCTTCCCAAGAGGAGCTGCTTGAGCAATTCCAAACCCGTTATCAAAACCTGCTTCGTGAAAACCAAGATCTTTCTAAGAAGATCAAGGACAACGAAGCGACTGCCCTGAAACTTCTTGGTGCTATTGAAACCCTTGAGTATCTTGCACCCAAAGATGAAGAGGCGGAAGAAGAAACTCCTGCTGCGGAGTAAAGATGCAGCACCCCCGCAAGGGGGTTTTTTAATGGCATAAATAAACAAGAAAGACCTTTGTCTGTTGCTAGGATCCTTATAAACAATGGCAAATAGAATCCAACTTAGACGTGACGGTGCTCAGCAGTGGGCAAACGTCAACCCTATCCTTGCTCAAGGCGAGCTTGGTATCGAAATTGATACCTCGCGTCTTAAGATCGGGGATGGTGTTACAGCGTGGAACTCTCTCAAGTATGAGAGACCGCTTGAAACAGAATCAAATACCGCTAACACCCTGGTTAAACGGGATGCTGACGGTAACTTTGAAGCAGGTGCCATTACTGCTTCACTGATTGGTAACGCTGCAACTGCTACCCGTCTGGCAAACGCTCGCCAGATCCAACTGGGTGGTGACATGTCTGGTAGCGGCACGTTTGATGGATCCTCAAACCTGACCATTACTGCAGAATTGAATTATGTGGTGGCACTGCCCCACTACGATCCTACTGACCTAGACGCAACAGGCACCTATACTCGTATTACGGTTGACTCCCGTGGTCGTATTGTTGACGCTGACTCTCCTTCATCCCTGTCAGCGTATGGCATTTCAGACGCACAACCTCTGGATAGTGATCTGACCTCCCTGGCAAGTATGACAGGTTTCGGTCTGATTTCTCGTCAGGCTGAAGGCACTCTGGTTAACCGCACCGTCACTGGTGGTAGTGGTCGTATCATCGTCCAGAATGGTAACGGTCAGTCTTCTAACCCATTTATTGACCTGGCAGATACCACGGTTGTGGTGGGTAAGTATAACCCCATTACAGCACAAGACCCTCTGGTCGATCCTCTGGTCAGTGCTACAACTGGTGAAGAGACCGTCAATACAGTCAACCTTCAAGTTGACAGATATGGTCGTCTGGTCTACGCTAATACCTCACCTATCGCTACAGCAAGGGAGGGCGCGAAAGCTGGCACATCTTTCACCACTTACGATAACGCTACTGCGTATCCTAGATTCAGCAAGATTATTGCATCTAATGGCAGAGTATATCAGGCTGCTATTCGGGGGATCCCAGCAGGACTCGGCGAACCTTCACACAACACCCAGCAAGGCGATACAGACGATCAGGGTGGATGGAGAGACCTGGGTACTGATGGAGTCGAGCAAAAGGGTGTTGCGAGTTTCGACCAGGAAGACTTTGACGTAGACGCAAACGGTCACGTCACAATTAGTGAGAATGCAATTGAGAATTCTCAGATGCAATCTCATGGTCTGTTGATGTTTACTGACCAAAATGCAACAGAAACATTTGAGCTCGACCGCGAGCGCACGACTGATAATGCTTATCATGGCATTACCACCATTAACCACGTTAATGTTAATAACAGGACAGGGAGTAGCGTATTCCGTGTCACTGGTTACGATACTGCTGAGTATCCTTTCCAGCCTGGCATTCTGGACCAGGGCAATCCCTATCCTTCTGTTAATGCTGACGACCCTAATGGTAACGGTGATGCAAACTGGGGATCGATTTACACTGGTCTTATTGACATTAACCTCGATACTACCATTGCTGGTAACATTACTCTTGATGTTACAAAAACCAACCAGTTTATTAAGCGAACGTCGGGTAATGTAGATTTCCACCTCGAAGTAAACGAGGCGGCAGATCGCAACATGAATATCACCGCCAACAATGCTGATGCTGGCGGCACTGCAAATATCAATATCACTGCTGACAATGAGATCACGATCTCCAGCACTGACGCTGCATACTTTGTTAACGTAGAGGACTATAGATTCCAATACAACGTTCTGAGCACCCGTGACGCTACGATGGTGCTCGATCCAGGGGACGATGATGCAGCGACGGGTCTTGTGAGAGTCCGTGGTGACCTGCAGGTAGATGGCACCACAACCACTGTAAACTCAGTGGTCATGACTGTCCAAGACCCGATCATCACCCTGGGTGGTGAGGATACTCTTACAGTTGATGACAATAAGGATCGCGGTATTGAGTTTAGATATTATGATACCCAAGAGAGATTCGGATTCTATGGTTGGGACGAAGATTACGCGGACGCTAACATTTGGTCTGGCACTGGCGGGTATCGCTTCCTCTACAACGCGACTAACTCAAGCGAAGTTTATTCTGGCACTGACGCTGCTGTCATTGCTGGTAACCTCCGACTGACCACCAATACAGATTCCACTTGGAAGACACCCACAACAGGCACCCTGGTGGTGACTGGTGGTGCAGGTATCTCTGCCAACCTCAACGTTGGTGGCACTACCTACATCCAAGGTAATACTGAGATTGACGGCACTGTTGACATCGATGCCAACTTCGCAGTCAGGACTGCTGGTCATGTAGACAAAGTTACCATCGAAAGTGCTACAGGTAACACTGTTATCGAAGGCACCCTGGATGTCCAACTTGAGACAGAAATTACTGACAACCTGATTGTCCGTGCTGACAATAAAGAATTCCTGATCAAGAATGATGCAGGTGTAACTAAGTTTGTTGTTGACACTGACAATGGTAACAGCGTCATCAGTGGCACTGTTAATATCATTGGTGCAACTGACATCGACGATACCCTCAATGTAGATGGTAACGTCACTCTGAATGCTGACTTCGACCTGGATGGCACAGCAACCTTCCACGACACTATCCACATGGATACTGGTGCGAAGGAGTTTAAGATCTCTAACGGCGGTGCTCAGAAATTCCAAGTTTCGTCTACCAACGGTAACACTGACATCGAAGGTAGTTTGAATGTTGGTGGTTTCAATACCTTCGAGCGCACCAACAACATCGCAGTTGATGCGACCACCTCAGAATCTGACATTACCTTGGCAACCGATGGTGCTATCACCGTTGCTGGTGGTGTCAACATCGAGAAGGATGTAAGGATCGGTGGTGACCTCTACATGGACGACCGCATTGTCGTCAAGGATGCTGGCACTGCCCGCACCCGTCCTTCCCTGATGAATAACCTCGATGTCCTGTATCGTCAGGTCATCGGTGGCACTGCAGCACATAACGCAACCTTCGCTACTGATACAGGTGCAAACCTGAGAGTGACTGGTGGTGTTGGTATTGCACAAGATCTGCACGTTGGTGACGACTTCTACATCGGTAAACTCAACACTAACGATACGGTTGAATTCAGTGTCCTGGGTGAGTCTGGTTTCACAACCATCGGTCGTGTGGGTCAGGGTAACGCTACTGACGGTGCTTTGGTTGTCCACGGTGATGCAACATTCAACCGTGAGTTGAATATCACTGGTGCTCTGACGACTATTGGTGATTCCAATTCGGATGTATTTACAGTCAATGCTGTCTCCACCTTTACCGACAACGTAACTGTCGAAGGTAATCTGGAAGTTGATCAGAATGTGATCATCAACCAGAATCTCACAGTCCACGGCACAACCACTACCGTCAATTCTACGGTGGTTACTCTGGACGATCCTATCGTTACTCTGGGTGGCGATACTGCTCCTGCATCTGACGATGGTAAGGACCGTGGTGTTGAATTCAGATATTACGATTCGACTGCTCGTGTTGGTTTCTTCGGTTGGGATAACTCAGCATCACGCTATGCTCTCTATCACAACGCTACCAATAGCAGTGAAGTATTCAACGGCACCAGATCTGGTCTGGATGCAGGTAGTGCTAAATTCTTCGATACCACAAACTCCACCTCTGCTGCAACTGGCACACTGATTGTTGGTGGCGGTGCAGGATTCGGATTAACTGTTAACATAGGTCAGGACCTTTTCGTAACTAGAAATGTTGGTATCACTGGCAATACTGATATCACTGGCACTCTTGACGTTGCTGATGACTTCGCTGTATCTACGACCTTCACAGTCGATGCACAGACTGGTAATACTTTCGCTAACGGTACATTCACTGTTAACGGCAACAGCACTATCGGTAATGCTGGCAGCGATGCTCATACGGTAAACGGCACAGTCCAGTTTAATCATGCAGTCACTGCTGCTGAGAGATTCAACATCAGAGACCTCAAGATTGGCACAGATGGATCTCGCGAGATCGGCACTCTGACTGGCAACCTCATCCTTGACTCCGCTGGCGGCACTGTCAATATCACAGATAATGCTGACGTAGACGGTAACCTCAATGTTGATGGCAATACACAGATTGATGGCACGCTCACGGTTGATGGCAACACAACTATCGGTAATGCTGCTGGGGATGCTCACAGCGTCACGGGTACTGTCACATTCAACCAAGCGATTACTTCCACCGACATCACGGCGGACGCCATCAAGATCGGCGTTGACGGTGTATCAGAAATCTCAACCTCCGAAGGACCACTAATCCTTGATTCTGCAGCAGGATATGTAAGTATCACAGACAGTGCTGAGATTGATCTCAACCTTACTGTGGATGGTAACACAACTCTTGGTAACGCTTCTGGCGATACTCTGACAGTTAATGCTACATCTACATTCAATGCTCCAATCACCTCTACTGACATCACTGCTGACTCTGTGCAGATCGGTGTCTCTGGTGCATCTGAGATTGATACCTCTGCTGGTAACCTGACACTGGATTCTACTGGTGGCACAGTCATCGTTGATGACAACCTCAACGTCTCTGGCAGCAGCATCTTCACGGGTCAGGTGACTGTCAACGACAGCATCATCATTGACTCCACTAACGAAGCATTTATCATCAGATCATCTCTGGTTGATAAGTTTACTGTTGACTCTGACAACGGCAACACCTTCATCGCTGGCACAACTCAGATCGAAGGTGCAACCACAATCAACGACAATGTTGATATCAATGGTAACTCTGATGTGTCTGGCACTCAGACCATCGGTGGTGTAACATCTATCACTGATAACACCAACGCATCAACTGGTAACAACTTCTCTTCCTCTGGTGCTCTGCGAGTTACTGGTGGTGCTTCGATTGCTAGAGATTTGGCAGTCGGTGGCGACATGCAAATCTATGGTGACTTTGAGGTAGACGGTAACGTCGTCCAGAAAGGTAACCAGGAATTCCGTGGTATCGTTGAATTCTCTAAGAATGAGACACCTTCCCGTCTGGTTGATAATGCAGCAATTGAAGTTACCAACGGTGGTATCACTGTTTATGAGGATTCTTTCTTCGGTGAAAACATCTACATCGGTCCTGACCAAAACACTAAGATCACTCTCTTCGGTGCTAATGGTAACGCTGTGTTTGATGGCACGGTTGAGGTTTCTACCCTCAGTGCTACCACAGGTAATATCGCTACGATCAACACGACTTCTAACGTCAACGTTGGTGGATCGATTATCGTCAATACTAACAAGTTTATCGTCGCAGGTGCTTCTGGTAACACAGACATCGCTGGCACACTTGACGTTGCAGGTGCAACTGTAATTGATGACACCTTCAACGTAACTGGTGCAACCGATCTTGACAGCACTCTGAATGTTGATGGTGCTACTACATTCAACGCTACTATTACTCAAAACAGCACGTCTCTCTTCAGAGACAATGTTGTAATCCGTGGTGCTTCTAAGGTCCTGCAACTGCAGAATGGTGCTAACATCACCAAGATTGAATTGCAGTCCACCACTGGTAACATCACTGCTGCTGGTCTGACTACAACAGGATCTCTGGATGTAACCAATAACACGACCATCGGTGGCACTCTGGGTGTTACAGGTCAGATTACTGGTAACGTCACTGGTGACCTGACAGGCACCGCAGATAAGTCGAATCTGGTTGATGTCACTGAGACAGCAACTTCTAACCTGACTTACTATCCCACCTTTGTTTCTGCTAACAGCGGTTATACTGAGATTCGCACAGACTCTCAAAACCTGTCATACAACCCCAGCACCAACACGCTGACGGTTGATAACTTCAAATCGGTTACTGACTTTGAGATTCAGGGTAACTTGAATGTTACTGGTGCGTTGACCTTCTTCCAGTCACAGGTTGGTAGTATTGCTAACCACGACACCGATGCTCTGTCAGAAGGCGTCACTAACCTCTACTTCACTAACGAGAGAGTCGATGATCGTGTTGCTGCACTGATCGATGGCGGCACAGGTATTTCGGCAACGTATAATGATGCTGGCAACCTGCTGTCCCTGGCAGTTGACTTTGGTGAGATTAACACCGATAACCTGACTGAGGGATCTAGCAACAGATTCTTCACCCAGGCAAGAGCAAGAAATGCCTTCACCTATGGCAATGGTATTGAGCATGATGGATCTGGTGGTCTGCAAGTTACTCAGGCAGATATCAATACCGACAACATCACTGAAGGATCTACCAACCTCTTCATCACAGACGCTCGTGTCCGTAGTGCTCTGAGTGCTGGTGGTGATCTCAACTACAACGCTTCCACGGGTGAATTCAGCATCAGTCAGTCCGATCTGAATGTTGATGACCTGATCTCCCTGACAGGTCGTGCTAACGGTGCTAGCCACCTGGCAGCATTCGGTGGCAGCACTATCTCTGACAACAACACCATCAAGGGTGCTCTGGGTGAGTTGGAGACCGCTGTTGAGGCAAGGGCACTTACCTCTTCTCTCTCCACGGTTGCCACCAGTGGTGCTTACACTGACCTGTCTGGTTTGCCCACACTGGGCACTGCTGCAGCAACTGCCGCTGCCGACTATGCAACTGCTGCACAGGGTGCTTTGGCAGATTCTGCCATCCAATCCTCTGACCTTGCTACTGTTGCTACCACTGGAGCGTATGCAGACCTGAGTGGCACACCTAGTCTTGGTGCTGTTGCTACCAGCAATGATTATAATGATCTTACTAATCTGCCTACACTCTTCTCGGGTGCATATGGAGATCTGACTGGACTGCCTACTCTCTTCTCTGGAGCATATGCAGATCTGACTGGTAAACCCACCCTTGGCACTGCTGCAGCAACAGCAGCAACTGATTATGCAACTGCTGCACAAGGTGCCCTTGCAGACACCGCTCTACAGTCTGAGACAATTGATTTGGCAACTCTCAAAGCAGAGGTTGCTGCATCTGCTAACTTTGCTGACTTTAAGTCCCGTATCGCTGCTCTCTGATAACTAATGGCAACTCTAACCTCCCAAGCTGAATTGGCGGCGTATTGCAAGCGCCGCCTGGGTGATCCTGTCGTCGAAGTAAACGTCTCCGACGATCAAGTTAATGATGCTATCGAATACACTCTGCAAAAATTCCAACAGTTTCACTACGATGGATGTGAGCGTGTATACCTGAAGCACCTGATCACTCAGGACGTTGTTGATCGTGCCAAGTTATCTACCCAGACGACTGCTAAGGCAGGCACTGACCTCTGGAAAGAAGGTAATGGGTATATTGAAGTCCCTGATCATATTCTTGCTATTGAAGGACTCTTCTCATACACAGATAAAGGATCGTCAAACATCTTTGACATTCGTTATCAGATGAGACTGAATGACTTGTATGACTTCACGTCTACACAGTTTTATCATTATTACATGATCAAGCAGCACCTGGAGACTATTGATTTCCTCCTGGAAGGCATGAGACCTATTCGTTATCATGCTGTGCAAGATCGTCTCTACATTGATTGGGATTGGCCAGCAGATGCTCTGGTAGGTCAGTATGTTGTGATCAAGGCATACCGTGCTCTCGATCCTACAACCTGGAATGAGATTTATAATCAGTTGTGGGTCAAGGACTATGCAACTGCAAAGATCAAAAAGCAATGGGGCACAAACCTCACCAAGTTTAACGGTGTCCAGATGCCTGGTGGTATCACACTGAATGGTGAGATGATTTACAACGATGCTGTCAACGAGCTCAAGGAGCTTGACGAGCAACTCCGCACCCAATGGGAGCTTCCACCTCTGGACATGATTGGCTGATATGGCACTCAATCCTTTCTTCACTCAAGGCACTACAGGTGAGCAGAATCTGCAAGAGAGTCTGGTCATCGAGCAGATCAAGATGTTTGGGAAAAACGTATACTACGTCCCACGCACCTTGGTCAAGGAGGACACTGTATTTACAGAAGATACTCTGTCAGAATTTAATGATGCATTTGAGATCGAAGCATACATCGAAGATGCTTCAGGTTTCCGTGGTGACGGAGATATGTTTAGTAAGTTTGGGGTGAGGATCTCTGATCAATGCACCTTTGTCATTTCTAGAAAAAGATTTACTGAGGCAGTGGATGATAACACCACGCTCATCGTAGAAGGTAGACCTAACGAGGGTGATTTGATTCACTTCCCTCTGGCAAACAAGACCTTCGAGATTCAGTATGTGGAGCATGAAGTCCCTTTCTTCCAGTTGGGTAAGATTCATACTTGGGGTCTTCGCTGTGAGCTGTTTGAATACAGCGACGAGGACATCGATACTGGTATTGCAGAGATCGATGCTATCCAAACAAACTTTGCTGCATCTATTAAACTCATCATGGATCCTGGTGGCACAGGAGACTTCCAAGTTGGCGAAGAGATTGTTGGTGACTTGTATCGTGCCACGGCAACAGCAACTATTGACGGTGGAGCAGTTAATGCAATCACTGTCACTGACGGCGGTAACCACTACACCAGTGCTCTGCCACCCACAGTGACTATCACTGGAGGAGGCGGGACAGGTGCTACAGCGACTGCTACGGTTGACTCTCTTGGTCTTGTCACTGCTATATCTATCACAAGTGGCGGCAGTGGGTATACTTCTGCACCAACTGTCGTCATTGACTACTCCCCCAAAGATAACAGAGCAGAAGTCAAGTCCTGGAATAGTGCAACCCGTGCCCTAGAGGTCATCAATCGCTCTGGCACATTCAATACTGGTGAGACTGTCAAGGGTCTGACCTCAGGTGCTCTCTGGAGTCCTGAGACTTACAATACACTAAATAATACTAACCTCAGTGATACCGTCGATCAAAACTTCAACATCGAGTCTGAAGCAGATGATATCCTTGACTTTACTGAGACAAATCCCTTTGGCGAATTTGGTGACGCAGACTGATGTTAGGCACTTACTCATACCACGAAATCATTAAGAAGACAGTTGTCGGATTCGGCACACTGTTTAACAACATTGAGCTTCGTCGCACAGACAATGCTGGTAATGTTGAAGAGGTCATGAAGGTGCCTCTGGCATACGGTCCTAAGCAGAAGTTTCTTGCAAGACTTCGCCAAGTTGGTGATCTGACTACCAAGGATCAAGTGCAGATCACTCTGCCTAGAATCTCGTTTGAGATCAATGGCATTTCCTATGATCCCACTCGGAAAGTATCTCCCACTCAATACATCAGAAACACAGCTGATAACGGGAAGCAGGTCAAGATGTTTGCACCTATTCCCTACAACATCAACTTTGAGTTGGCGATCCTCGCTAAAAACCAGGATGATTCGTTGCAGATCCTGGAGCAAATTCTTCCATATTTCCAACCCAGTTTCAATATCACAATGACACTGGTGCCTGAGTTGGGTGACAAAAAAGATTATCCAGTCACACTCACGTCGGTAGATTACCAGGATGAGTATGAGGGTGATTATGACACACGTCGCACGCTGATTTATACCTTACAGTTTGTTGCCAAGACCTATCTCTACGGTCCTGTCAATGACTCTACCAATGAGGTTATCAAGAAAGCGATTGTGGATTACTCCACCTCAATGGATGTCCAGAATGCTCCTCGTGAGGTGCGTTACACAGTCCAACCCGATCCTATTACAGCGGATGCTGGTGACGACTTTGGTTTCAATGAAATGACGAGTTACTTTACCGATGCAAAACAATACAACCCCGTCACAGGACAAGACGAAGACGTTTGATGGCATTGAGGATGCTATGGATGTAGAGACGGAAGTCGTCCCTGCAGAGCCAGCACCTCTTGCTAAAGCGGAAGAGATTGTTACTTCTACGAAGGAGCAACTCAAGAAAGACTATGAATACACTCGTGGCAACCTCTACTCACTGATCGAGAAGGGTCAGGAAGCAGTAGATGGTATCCTTGAGTTGGCACAGGAATCCGATCAACCTCGTGCTTTTGAAGTTGCTGGACAGTTGATCAAGCACGTCGGTGACGTAGCAGACAAACTGGTGGACCTTCAGAAGAAGGTTGCCGAAATCGAAAACCCCAAGAAAACAAAAGAGGTCAACACTACAAACAATACTATGTTTGTTGGTAGCACTGCGGATCTCGCTAAGTTTCTAAAGTCCCAACAAGATAAATAACATAGTAGGAGTAAGTATTACCCATGTCACGAAGAATTATTGTACAAGCGACGGAGGTGACCCTCACAGGCACTGGCGATAACTTGAGTAGTGCTCGTCAAGTCCGAGTGTTGAATGACACTGCAGCATCTATTGTGCTGACTATTGACGATGCTGCACAGGCTGCTGCTCGCACTGATTACAACACCCTGGGATCTCGCTCTATCACTATCGCTGCTGGCGAAGAGATCTTCCTTGAGAAGGAGCCTCTTGAGGTAGTTAGCGGTGCTGGTCTCAAGGCGACTCCAGTAGCACGTCAGTGATATGCCTGCCGTCTCGAAAAAACAGCAGCGTTTCTTCGGGATGGTCCGAGCTGCTCAAAAAGGTGAGGGAGCGTCATCGCCTGAGGTTGCCAAAGTTGCTGCCAGCATAAAGAAAAAAGACGCTAAAGATTTTGCATCCACCAAACATAAAGGTTTACCTGAGAAGAAAATGAAGTCATTCAAAGAAGCAACTTACCCCCAGGATTTCAAGGGTGGTCCTGTCGCTAAGAAAAAGACAGGCAAGCCTAATGCTCAGGGTGACTATGGTAAGAAGGACATCAATGAAGAGGATGCAGATCGTCTGAAAGATCGCCGTATGGAGCGTGGTGGTGTTGGTGGTAACCAACGCTATGATCGTGCCCCTAAAGCACCTAATACCAAGAAGTTTGGCACTGGGAAGACTGCTCTGCAGAAAGACATGGAGAAAAAGCATGGCAAGGGTAAGTCTGCCATGGACATCGTAAGAGCAGAGATCGAAGCAAAGCACGGCAAGGGTGCTCTCATGAAAACTAAAAAAGAGGAGACTGAAATGCAAGAAGGTAAGAAAGGTCTCTGGGACAACATTCATGCCAAGCGTAAGCGTGGTGAGAAACCTGCTAAGCCTGGTGACAAGGACTATCCTAAGACCCTGAATGTTGAGGGCACTGCTCCTGGCGACGTGGATCAAAAGATCAAGACTGACCGTGACGGTTATCGTGTCCCTGAGCGTGACGCTGCTGCTGCACGTCAGAGACTGCTTGCTAAGGCAAAGGCAAAGCGTGCTGAGAGAATGAAAGAGTCAATGTGGAATGGCGTTGACATCTTTGAAGAGTTGTCCGACTGGGAGATTGAATTGATCTCCGAAGAAATGATTGAGGACATCATCCTCGATGTATTCACCGAAGAGTTGACTGAAGGTAGAGAGATCGATGAGATCACAGATATGCTCTGTGAGTCTGTTGACTACTCCCTGAGTTTCCTGACTGAAGCATCAGACTCCTACTATGATTCTGCAGTCAAGGCATCTAAGGAAGCATCTAAGAAACCCGAAGTCAAGGCAGCAAACCGCAGAGCAAAACTTGAGAAGATCAAGTCAACTGCTAAGAAAGTCGGTGGTGCTCTGAAGTCTGGTCTCAAGAAAGCAGGTAGCATGGCACGCAAGGGTGCTGTGAAGGGTGCTGAGGTTGCTGGTAAGGCAGCAGGGCACGCTAAGAATCTTGCTAAGGATATGGGTAGTGCTGCTAAGAAGGGTTATGACTCCACTCAGAAGTCATCCTCTTCCTCCTCTAGTGACTCTTCCTCATCCTCCTCATCGTCTTCATCCTCGTCTTCGGATTCTTCCTCTTCTAGCAGCAGTGATTCAGGTCCTAAGAAGCCTGGTCTGCTCAGCAGAATCGGTAGCAAACTGAAGCGTGGTATTAAGAAGGCAGTTGGTGCTGGTGCAAGATCACTCTCCCGTGGTGCTCGTAACGTGGCACGCAAACTGGGTGAAGAGACCCTGACTGAGCGTGGTGACTTCTGGCATCCCGATCCTGAGAAGGATAAGAAGTTGGGTGGTCCTGGTGCTAACCAGCGTGCTCGTGAAGATCGTGCTGCTGCATCCAAACCCAAGGAAGATCCTAAGAAACTGAAGAAGGGTGAGTCCTACATGGATTACTCCAAGCGTCAGAAGGCATCGAAGAAACCTAGATATTCTCCCGAGATTCAGAAGCGTTTGGATGCTGCTAAAGCAGCTAAAGCGAAGAAGAAAGAAGGTCTTGGTGCTAAGATCAAGCGTAAGTTGGGTCTTGGTGAAGAAACCACCATGTCATTCAAGCAGTTTATCGGAGAGTGAAATGACTATTAAAACTTGTAAGTATTGTGGACTGACTTCTCCTAAGGGGCATCAACGCCCCGCTGCTTACATGGAGAAGCATGAAAAGAATTGCCCTAAGAATCCTGATAACCAATGAAAACATATAAGGAATTCTTAGAAGGTTGTGGTTGCGACCACAAGAAGAAGAAAGAGAAAGTCAAGGAAGACTGGCAGAAGAAATCTGGCAAGAATCCTGAAGGCGGTCTTAACGAGAAGGGTCGTAAATCTTACGAGAGAGAAAACCCTGGTAGCGATCTGAAAGCACCTAGTAAGAAAGTAGGTAATCCACGCCGTGCTTCCTTCTGTGCTCGTATGTCAGGAATGAAAAAGAAATTGACTAGCAAGAAAACTGCTAACGATCCTGACTCACGCATCAATAAGTCACTCAGAGCCTGGAATTGTTAATTTAATAATTCCTTCTAATGTCTTAGATGAGTCTTAAGAATGTTTCATTTTGGTAAATAGTGGTATACTAGGAGTATCCGCATGATACCAATGCTTGCATTCTATCTATGTGTCCTATTGTTACTCGCCTGCATATGGTATGGCGGTTATGATGGGACCATGCGCCTTGTGGCATATGCAGATTTGCAACTGCGATACGCCTGGGTCCAAATGAGAATGTTTTTCATGCGTCAGCGTCTTAAAAGAGACCTGAAGAAAGCAGGGCTAGAGTATGAAAAACTATTCACGGAGTTAAAAGATGACTGACCGACCCGAGTCAAATGGACCATCTGAAGAGAGTAGAGAATTTTCAGATCTGTCTATGACTAGAGTTGAGTGTCCTAAATGTGGTGCTACCTGGATCAATGGTCAGCACTATTGGTCAGGCACAGGTAAGGCAGGTAATGAATTAGACCTAGCAGGTCTGGTATGCAATACCCTGGGAGACTTCCAATGCATCAATCCCATGAAAGGAAAGGAGGGTGGTGACACCTGGGCGAAGCGTTTGGAAGACCTTGACAAGATGGACGAAGAGTCATCAAACGCTGATAATACTTAGTAACATTGTAACCCCAGTAACTAAATAAGCCAATAGCAGATAAACTTTTATGAAGTTTTTATTCGCGTTTCTGGCTACATTGTTTCTGGCAGCGCCCGCTTGGGCAGTCGATGTTATGATGGGTGCCGATGGTAACCTAGTCTTTGATCCTGCAGAAATCACAATCTCCGCAGGAGATTCGGTCCACTTTATTAACAACATGCTCCCACCTCACAATGTGATCGTGGAAGATCATCCAGAATTAGGTCATGAAGCTCTGGCAATGTTGCCAGGTGAAGACTTTGAAGTTGCATTCCCTGAAGCAGGTGACTACACTTACTGGTGTGGTCCTCACAAGGGGGCTGGAATGATCGGCACTGTGCATGTAGAATAATGAAAAAATTCAATGAGGTTACACTGAATATCACTGTAGCAATCATTGACTTCCTTTATTTTGGAAGAGACTTTCAACGTTTCTGGGTGCTTGAGGAAATAGCTCGGGCACCCTATTTTGCGTTTTTGAGCGTCTTACATTTCAGGGAGTCTTTAGGATTGCGAGGTCCAGAGCATCTATACTTGATGAAGGAACACTTTGCTCAGAGTCTCAATGAAACAGAACATCTTGAGTATATGGAAAGTAGGGGCGGTAGTGCTTATTGGTTGGATCGCGCTTTCGCCAGATTCCTCGTACTTGTCTATTATTGGGTCAATGTGGTTTATTACTGGTTGGCTCCTGTGTCTGCATACCATCTGTCATACGAAGTAGAGATACATGCAGCAGAAACATATGCCAAATACTTGGCACTCAACGGTCCCGATGCTAAAATCCTTGAGATCTTGAATGACGAATTAGAGCACAGTCGGGAATTACAAAAAGCAATGGAGATGATTAAATGAAAGTTGGAATGATCGGACTCGGACGGATGGGCGAGGGAATGTCTCGTCGCATGATGCGTAATGGGCATGAAGTCTGGGGATATCGTCGCAACCTTAAGAAAGCAGAAGAAGCATACGAGAAAGGATATGTCAGTGGCATCACTTATGGCATTGAGCAACTCGTAGAGGTATGCCATAGAGGTCAAAGCATCTATGGTGAAAAATCTGGAGAGACTGTCTATACTGAGCAACCAGGCGTCTTCATGATGGTGGTGCCAGCAGAAACCGTGGAGGATACACTCAATGAGCTACTACGACATTGTAGTGAAGGAGATATTATTATTGATCATGGCAATAGCAATTTTAAGGACAGTCGGAAAAGAGCCGAGCGTTGTGCAAAACTGGGCATCGCGTATCTTGACTGTGGTACTAGTGGTGGTGTGTATGGTTTGGAGCGTGGATTCTGCCTCATGGTTGGTGGCGGAAGCACGGCAGTCGATGTATGCCGCCCTCTCTTCGATGCACTCGCGCCAGGAATTGGTGCTGCCCCCAGGACAGGTAACACCGACACAAACTTCACATGGTATCCAGAAGAGTATGGATGGATGCACTGTGGAGATGCAGGAGCTGGTCACTTCGTGAAGATGGTCCACAACGGCATTGAGTATGGAATCATGCAAGCATATGCCGAAGGATTCAACATTCTGAATGAGGCGAATGCAGGAGCACAGTATGTCAAGGAAGGAGACGCAGAGGTCGCCCCAATGGACAACCCTGCCGATTATCAATACGATATTGACGTTGCTAAGGTGGCTGAGCTTTGGCGTCGTGGTAGCGTGGTTGGTAGTTGGTTGCTCGATCTTACCGCTACTGTATTACGCAGCGATAGAGAGCTTAGCAAATTCGATGGGGGAGTATCAGACTCTGGTGAGGGTCGTTGGACTGTCCACGCTGGTGTGGATCTTGGCGTACCCACTCCTGTCATCTCTAGTGCTCTGTGGGCACGTTTTGAGTCGCGCCGTCTTGGTGCTTTCACGGCCAAGGTTTTGAATGGAATGCGTGCTATGTTTGGTGGTCATGACGTTCGCTGATGTCCTGGTTTGGGGAGCAATACCCTTTGTATTATCCACGATATATTTCGGGTTACGAAAAGGTGAAAATAACTACTACGAATCAGACGACT